ATGAAGAATTATGATTTGAAATTTAGAAAGTCTTTTGTGGCACTCAAACTGATTTTTGGGGGCAACGAGCAAGCATTGATTCTTGTTGATTTATTAGAAACATACGCATACCGCTGTTCGGAAGAATATGTTAACAGCCATGGTGACGTTGGCATTACAGAAGATGGCTTTTTTGCTAAGAGCAGAGCATTAATTACAGAGGATACAGGCGTTTTAACTGCTTCTGTAAAAACTGCTGTAGATGCCTTAGTTGAGCAAGGCTTCATAATTGCAACTTCTGACAGGTACTTGCAAAAGTACAAGAAGTCAGTAATACATTATCAGCTAAGGCTTAATACTGATATTTATTTGCAAAAAGCTAATGAATATTTAAATAAATCGCACCGCCCTGACGATAGAGAAGCTGTTAAAAATATTCTTGTACCTTTTATGAACAAGCTTACGTTTTATGACAATATAATAGAGGCTCTCGGACTTGGCACAGAATCGCAAAGAAAGTTTCGGGAACAGAAGAAAAGCTGCTGATTCACGTTGGCTAAAATTTTCCGGGGATATAAAAAAGGGGTGGTGTACAGCAGGCTAGTAGAGCCATTATCGGAAGCGTATCCTCGGAAAATGTGAAAATCACACCGCCCGGCATAAAAGCCTTGTAGTTGCTATATTTTAGCGGAATACAATTACAGTAGCAATATATTTTAAAGCAGTGACAACAAGAACTATAGCGTTGAATTTTTGAAGAAAAAGCTACATTTACAGCGTGAGAGCAGGATTGCTTGCTATGAAGAAAACAGCACCGCCCCCTACAAAGCAATGCCATTCAAATTTATTATATAATTGCACAGTAAAAACATATATAGCTTACAGACATGACATAATGAAATGATACTTATTTTTTAGATGTTTGGTTTGAAGAGACTCTTTTTAAAAGCTTTATAGCCATATAGGCGGTTTTAATTTCTTCATACAGCTTTTGTAATTCCTCATTGCTTGCAGCAGCAGAGATTAAGCCTTCTTCAACTGATAAGCTAATAACTTTATCAGTCAACTCCAGCTCTTGTGCAGAAAACCTCCTTGCAATGTTGGAAAGTCCTAACAAATAGTCGATAGAACAATTATATAAATTGGCAAGAGCAACCAGCTTTTCAAAGTCAGGGTAGGCTTGCTCTGTTTCATACTTGCCTATTGTAGCCCTGCTGACAACTAATTTTTCAGAAACTTCTTTTTGTGTTAGCTTATTCTGTATTCTCAAGTCTTTTAAGCGATTTCCAAAAGACATTTATTAACACCCCAATTCTATTTACTTCAATGATATTTGAAGCTAATGGGAATGCCAACAAATGCTAATATATAGAACATTTTTAAAACAATTAGGTTGTTTATGCTAATTTTCTTCGCTATAATTGGAAATAAATACTGTACTTTAAAAGTAAAATTACGAAAGGATGAAAAAACAATGCAAACAGCTCCTATGAAACAAACTGCTACAGCTAAAAAAGCGTTAGAGCATTCTTCACTTGGTAAAACTGCCTTTACGTTAACCTTGATAGGAGACTTCTTTCTGCTCTTTGCGCTTATTGTTACGACAATTGCACAAAGTAACGGAAACGAAGCAAAACCCTATTTCTTTGTTGCTCTTTACTGGATTTTTGTGATTCCTTCAACAATTATGGCTATTATGGACTTGAACAAGCCCAACAGAAAAAAGACTTTGCCGAAAGCTTCTCTAATTCTTGGGTTAGGCATGATAGTAATTGTAATGGTAATAGCAATATTAGCAATGGTATTGTTCGTGGCAACCAAGTAGGCTGCACATTTCTCTATAACCTCATTATCAAACTGCTTGCCACTTGGTTTAAGCAGTTTGATTCTTTTATATGCTGAAGAAAAAAGCACCCGCCCCCACTGTAAATAAAGTCATTTCAGATTTTTATAGTTACAAAAGCAATAATAATAAACAAAATAAAAGTGAAGATACTTGAAGCTGCTATATGCTCCCACTAAGGCAGTTTTGCAGGGAGAGCCTGTAAATATTATATGGCTCACATTTGCGTGTAACCCTTTATTTTACTGGGTTATTTGGACTTTAGTGGATTCTCATATTGACAGGTATTGCGTTATTGCTTATCTGTAGTTTTTTGCGTAAAACAACGTATTTGACGGCCTCCAAGGACACACAGCGACAGTTTTAAAAAAATCGCCCCTTACTCATAAGTGGCAGACCGCATAGCCTTTGGTATAAGCTGTTTTTACATGCTGCATAGTATAAAGTTACTGCGACAAATAAAAATATTGGTATAGAACGTTTTAAAAATTTGCGTTACTATGGTTTCGCTTTATTAGCTTTATGTCTACTGGTTGCAAAACAAAAAGAAAGACGGTCATCATATAGACGACCGCCATAATTATGCTCATATTAAGAAATCTTGAAAACCTTATTGTAAATCATTAAAAAGTGTAAATATATCACTCTTCAATATCACTGCTATTTCTGCTTCCTCCGACGTATCTCCCCATCTAAAAATCATATCATTTTCTTGACAAAGGTGAATCGAAAGTCCAAAATAGTCTATTTCATCCTTATACCTTCTACTTCTATATTGATTAAATGCTAGTCTAAAGATATCCGTTATTGCTTTCTCAGATAAAAAATCATCTTTCCTACTTGCAATAATTGTATACCTTTTAGGATTGCTAGATACTACATCCAATACCACTGAAAGGTTTTCAAGCCTAAAGTTAGCAATACTTGAAAAAAACATTTTCCCATCTACTTCAACTTCTATTTCGGGTCCTTTAATTAATGTATCAAGTTGCCATTTGGTCTCAAGTAACTTCCACACTTTTTTATGTCTTTCAATTCGAGAGTTTTTATCTTTAACTTCCACATTTACAAACAGATATAGTTTATGGTCTTTTAAAAAATTCTGATTTGTAAATACCTTTTGGATTTCGCTGCTACATAAATCTTTAAAAGCAGTTCTATCGCTTGAACCAAATAACTCTGAGCCATTTATACTAAACACGCTCAAGCTTGGAACCCTTCCTACCCTTTCGCACGCCTCATCTTTATTAAACCATTGAAAGTAAGAGAACGCATCTTTTTCGATTTCATTCCAAATCTTCATTGTTATCACTCCATTTATTTGTTGTAGTCATAGTGATTACCATCCGGATCATTAAAATGAGGTCCTCTATTTTGTGATGGGTCATCTGGGAACTCATGTCCACCTGAGTGGTCTCTTATTACCTTTCCATCCCCAAAATCATAATCTTTTCCAGGTATTCTATTTCCCCTTTTGTCAACTGCTGGAGTTACCTTTTTAGGTTGTTCAGTAACCGGAATATCACTATTTCTCTTAGCTTCCCTAAAAGCACCATTTCTTCCTGCCCCTTCTGGACTAAGATTAGGAGGTTTACTCCCCCCCTCACCAACCGCACTCAACCCACGATTAACCTCCGGTATTTTATTTTCAGCAATCCTGCTAAACATTTTATTGAATATATTTGTTGATCCGGTTTCTTCATAGATAATCCTGTTTGTTAAGCCATTTGTCTTTGAAATTAGACCTTTTGCGCTCTCGGCAAATTTTGATGCAGCCGTACCAGCCTCACTTTCACTTCCCCCAACAAAGAATGATCCTATAAATACTGCTGCATGTGTGCCAAACTCTGCTCTTGTATGCGCGTTTCCATTTATTATATTTGTATCAACATAATTTGTTACTTTACTAGCCACCGAATTCCAGACCGCTTTTGGATCTGCCAGTATCTTTTTATAATTATCTCCAATCTGTTTTATAGTTTCCTTAGGATGAGTTATAACCTTAGCTACATCTATTACTTTACCTACAATATCTACCGAATCAGTTATTGTTTTAGCTTCATCATATAGCGCTTCGCCTATGCCAGTTAAAACAGGTACTTTTTCATCCAAATAATTATAGACTGCTTTTGCTTTCTTTTTTACCGGTTTAACTATGTTTTTGTTAACCCACCGTCCTGCAGATGTATCATTTAAAAACCAATCTCTGGCTGAATCCATCCAGCTATGTCCTGTTGGGTCATAATATATAAGAGGATTATTCGCACAATACACATACAAATTCAAACTAAGCGGGTCATTCCTATCGCCAGTATAAGTATCCTCCTGCAAGAACCGTGCAGTCTTCGGGTCATACATCCTCGCATTCAGGTAATAAAGCCCTGTTTCCTTGTCATACTGATACCCTGCAAAGGTTATAGAATTGCTTGCTGCTCCTGTGGTGTCAGTGATGTTTCCGAAGGCATCATAATAATATGTTGCTGCTATTGTTCCGTCTGGTTTCAGCAGTGCTGTTACATCGGCATGTCCGTTGTACATGTAATAGTAGGTGGTTCCGTCGACTGAGCGCATTAACAGGTTTGTGCCGTATACGTTTCTGCCTGTCTGGTTGCCTGAGCCGTCCAGTTCCAGCACTACCTTGTCGTATTCGTAGAGATATCTTGTTATTGCTCCGTTTACTGCTTTCTCTACTCTATAGCCGTCACCATTGTAGGTGTTTTGTACTGTTATTCCACCTGTGGTAGTTGATATCAGCTGGCTTCTGGCATCGTAGGTGTTTGATACAGTTACTGTGCCGTTTACTTCTGTGGTAAGCTGGTTGCCGTTGTTGTCGTAAGTGTATACGGTTGTGGCTGTTGTTGTGCCGTTTAACGTTGTTACTATCTGTGTCAGATGGTCTTGCTCGTTGTAGGTGTAGGTGTTTACTGTTGCGTTACCGCCAACCGTTATTGTTTCGGTTGCTCTGTTTCCTGCTGCATCGTAGGTGTACGTGGTTTTTCTGTTGTTCGGCTCTGTTACTGTTTCAAGTCTGTTCAGCGTATCGTAGGTATAATTTGTTGTACCATTTGAGTCTGTTTTAGAGGCTTGGTTATGAGCCGCATCATACGTATAGCTGTAGGTGTCTATTATGCTGCCATCAGCTTTTTTATTTGTCAAGGTTCTTAACAGTCCATCTGCGTAATAGGTGTAATCTTCTCTTGATCCGTCGTTATATATTACGCTTTGTCTTGCCCCGTTATCAAGATAGTTATAGGTTGTTGTCTTTCCATCGGCTGTTACTGTTTTGAGTCTTCCTGCCATGTCATAGGTTTTCTGTGTCAGGTTGCCCTTGGGGTCTGTTGAAGTTTCGGCCTGACAGCCTTCTTCCATACCTGTTATTTTATCATACTCGAAGGTTGTTATTCCAATGTTTGGTACATTTTTTGTAAGCACTCTGTTCTGCTCATCGTAGGTTCTTGTTGTGGTTCCTGTGCTGTCGGTCATTGTGAGCTGGTTACCGTTGCCATCGTAGGTATAGGAAATTGATATATTTCCTGTGGTCTGGCTCAGCAGCCTTCCGTGTATATCGTAGGTGTATGTGGTTGTAATGCCGTTCCTGTCTGTCTTTGTGGCAAGGTTTCCGTCTGCATTGTAGGTGTAGGCTTCTGTTTTTGCAGGAACATCGTCATATTTGCCTGCTGTTAACGTTCTTCCGCCTTGGTCTATACGCTTAGCTACCTTGTTTGCCGCATTGTATTCATATGTCGTTATGTTTCCCCTTCCGTCTGTCTGTGTGAGCAGGTTTCCATTCAGATCATAGGTATAGCTTGTTGTTTCGTTCTTGGAATTTGTAACTGTTTTAAGCCTATTGAATTCATCGTATGTATAGGTTGTATAGTGCGTTTTATCATCAGCAGGTGATATATTTCCCCTTGCGTCTGTTTTGGTTTGTATATTTCCGGCATTGTCATAGGTCTGGCTTGTGGTGTGGTTTTCCGGATCAGTCGTTGACAGCAGCCTGTTGTTTTTATCGTAAGTGTATTGTGTCACATTGTTAAGGGCATCATAGGATTTTTCCTGTACATTGCTGTGGTTGTATTCTAGCTTCTGTATGCTTTTGCCGTACGCATCCTTTTTCTCTATGTGTCTATTTAAGCTGTCATATACATTCTGAGAGGTATTGCCCCTCCAATCGGTTACTGTTGTCTGGTTTCCGTTGGCATCATAACCATAAGCAGTTTCGTGCATTACCCCTGATACGGTTTGCTTTGATGTTGATATTTTGTTTAATACATTGTAGATATTTTCCGTTGTATTTTGATTCCCGTCTGTTACATATCTTGCATTTCCGTTTTTGTCATAGCGTGTTGAGGTAGTTATTGCCTGCTTCCCGTCCTCTGCCTGCTGTTTCTGTGACAGTACATCCCCTTGGTTGTTGTAAGTGTAGGTGTTTACCGCACCTCTTGAGTCCTTCTGTATTTTCAGTCTGCCCATTGCATCATATTGGCTGATTATTGTACTTTCAGGGATTGTTATATCTCCCGGGGCTGTTGTTTTTCTTAGCTTGCCCAATGCATTGTATTCATAGGTCGTGGTATTTCCGTTTCCATACTTCTTTGTCAGCAGATTTCCGACATAGTCATATGTATTTATTTGTATTGTCTGCTCTGCACTGCCTGATGTTTTCTGTACTGTAAGCTTTGTTACATTTCCCGCATCATCGTAGTTATAATTTTTTATTACTCCATTGGCATATGTTTCAGAGGTTTTTCTTCCTAATGCATCGTAGGAATATTTTGTAGTGTAGCTGAGTCCTCTGTCTTTTGATACGGCATCTTTTACTGTTATCGGCTTGTCTGCGAGATTGTAGGTGTACTCCGTCCCATAGCCTGTAGAGATTTGTGTATCTATGCTTGTTATATCTGTTGCCGACTCTAGTCCTAGCCCGTCCAGTTCCTTTGTAACATTTCCATTGTTATCGTACTGGTAGGCTTTCTGTACTATGCTTACCTGTTGTGTTACCCATTCATGCGTTACTGGATCTACCTTCTTTTCCTCGCCCACGTAGGTTTTGGTTTTTACCCTGCCCATGAGGTCATAGGTGTATTCAACCCTGTTCATCTGAGAAAGAGTTTTTGCAGGGTCGTAGTCTTTAGGAGCTACCTCGGCTATTTTTCTTCCGACTCTGTCGTAATAAAAAGCTGTGGTATTTGTCTCAGCATCTGTTGTTGTTTCCAGCAATCCCCTTTGATTATAGTGGTATTCCGTAATATTGCCATTTGCATCCGTTGTTTTTACAACATTTCCCTGACAGTCATATTCGGTGGATGATGCTATTGTTACTGCCTGTTCATTTTCATCAATGCCTGGCTGACTTACTCCTGTCTGTCTGTTCAGGTTATCGTAGTTGCAAGTGGTTGTTACATCGTCAGGTGTTGTTACCGTTTCAAGGTTTCCATTTTTATCGTAGGTGTAAACAGTTCTTAATATTGTATCCTCAGTGCTGTTAAAGTCATTTCCTGCTAGATCTCCAGCTTTTACATGAACTTTTTTCTCAGATACTTTTCCTAAATAGTTATTTATGAATTCAGTAACATTTTTATCTGTTGTACTTGTGTAAACCGTTTCCTTACTTACATTTCCGTCTGCATCGTATTCGTATTCTGTTTTTCTACCTTCGTTGTCGGTAATGCTCTTTACTTTGCCATTATTATAGTAGTCGTAGGTTTTTGTAATTAGCTGCAAGGCTGCTGCGTAAAGTGTAACTGTATCTTTTCCTGCTATTTCATTTTTCTTTCTACCTGCTTTGTCATAAACAATTTTATTGTATGAATATCTGACAGCCCCGCTTACAGTTTCAAACGGTGTCCACTGCTCGGTAAGCCTGTTAAGGCTGTCATACTTATAGTAGGTAGTGTTCCCTTTTTCATCAGTTGTGCTGTTTACTGTTCCGTTTTTATTGTAGCTTGTCGAAGCGGTTGTGTTGTCAGCGTTTTTTTGTGATATCAGCCTATCTGCATAATCATAGGTATATTCTGTGATAGCAACATCCTTCGAATTCAGATATTGCTTCTGTGTTTTCTTGGTTTTGCCGTCTGTCAATATATCATAGGAGTATTCCTCAAGCAGAACCTTTTCTGATGCTTGATTATCCTGAAAATATTTCTTAACAGGCCTGTCCATGCAATCATATTCATAGGAATATACTGCACCGTTAGGGTTAGTCTGGGTTGCAAGGTTTCCGTAAATATCATAGGTATAGCTTGTTGTGTTATTTGCAGCATCGGTTTTTGTTTTAACCTTTCCGCTTGCATAGTAAGTATATCTATTACCTGCATCACCGTTATATTCGTTGTCTGAAATATTGTCATTTGCCGAATTGTACAGCTTCGGTGATACCTCTTTTGTTTTGCGGTTTTCGGAATCATATGTTATTCTGGTAACCTTGTTGCCGTCCTGTATCTGTTTTTCCAGATTTCCGTTTTTATCATATACATAACTTGTTATATTGCCCTTTGCAGTTGTTTTCTTTATTACCTGACCTGCCGGATTGTATTCAAAGGTAGTAATATTATTTTCGGCATCCTTAACCGTCTTAATATTTCCATATGCATCATAGGTGTAAACGGTTGTATTTCCCTCCGGGTCTGTCTCGGCTTCAAGCAAGCCCTTTATCTGGCATTCCGCATCTGTATAGTAATGGTATCTTGTTATTGCAAAATTGCTATCGGCATCCTTGCTCTCATCATAAATATCAGTACCATTTAAAGGCTGAACCTTTTTTACAATATTTCCCTCTGAATCATAAATGTAGAAGGTGTATTTTCCTGATTCATCCTTTTCACTTGTCAGGTTGTTATTGCTGTCATATGTCATTGCCTTTGTAGTTTGATCTGGATTTGTTATTTTCGTAATATTACCTTTTCCGTCCCTGTCATACTTTGTTGTATTACCGTTTCTATCCCTTACCGAGCTTTCCTCGGCATATTTGTTAATTCCCGATTCCTTGCTGTATTCATATACTGACGTTTTTCCTTCAGCATCTGTTGACCCTGTTATACTGTAGAAGATGTCATATTCCTGCCTTGAAGTTCTGCCTTTGCTGTCTGTAATCGTTGTCCTGCGGTTTATGTTATCATACGAATATGTAAGCACATTTCCGTTCACATCAGTTATGTTATTAACCTTGTCCTTGTTTTCACCGGAATGGTTGTATGTAACAGCTTCAATCAGCTTATTGCCGCTATCCCTGACTTCTGTTACAAAGCCGTCAGAATCATAGTAGTAGAAGGTCGGATTCCCCATTGGATCAGTCACCTTTGTTAATCGGCTGCTTGTGTAGTCATATGCAACCGTTCTGTTAGAAGCTTCATCTATTATTTTTTTGATAAGTCCGTTTTCATATGTAACGGTATAATGTCTTCCTACCTGGTCAGTCACCCCTTGGACTCTGCCATTGGAATCGACATTTAGTGTAACAGCATTCCCGTTTTTGTCCTGCATTTTTACAAGGTAGCCGCTTGAATTAAATAAATATTTCGACTGGTCTTTAGCCGTAAGGATAAACGTGCCGTCAGCCTGCTTTTTCAGCGTGTATCTTGAATTATTTGCAGTAAACGAGCCATCTGTATTTACACTAAAGGAAAGCATTTTCCCATCCGGCAGTGTTACTGCTTTTATATTTGAATTTATAGCTGTTTTAGTAGTACCGTCCAAAAAGTCGACATAGGTATATTCTTCGTCCTTTACACTGCCCTCGTAGCTAAAGGTCCAACCCTTGCCCAAAGAGGATGCTTTGTCATTTTGAGAATTATATGTTCTGGAAAATGCGATATCAAAGCCTGGCGATACCACCGTCAGGTCGGTGTAGGTTCTTGAGTAGTTACCAGTTGCGGAATTTATGCCGCTTTGACCAAAGTAGAATTTATGGTTCATTTCAGAGCCAAGCCAAGGGTAATATGCTATGCCATCGCCTACTGTGTCGCCTTCGCCTTCTCCATACCATTTAGGATAGACAGACGGTCCGTAGTATGAACCCCAGTAGTTGAATCTGGCGTCGATGGGCATTGTTGAGTATTTTTCGTTATAAATGCCGTAGCTGTTTCCATTGAAGGTGTTGTATAGTAGGATTGGGGCGGTGGTTGTTTTGAAGTAGATGCCGTAGCCGTAGGAATTGGTGATTTCTGAGTTTGTGAGAGTCAGTTTACCCTCCACATTTAATGTACCAAAAGCTGTATTATGTTCTATCTCTCCATTGCCATATCTTATCTTTATGTTATCTCCAATGAATTCACCTGTACTTTTTACTTTTATTCCATCCCACCGTTCATTTGTTTTAGATACCCCATGTCCTCCATATTTTGGGTCTTCAAGTGAAGTAAAAACAATAGGCTTTTCCGCTGTTCCCTGTGCAATCAATTTCCCTTCTACGTCTATATAGTTATTTTTAGAACCTAGTATTATGGTACCAGGTTGTATAGTTAACATATCTCCATTTTTAACTAGTATGTTATCACACAAGTAATATGTGCCATTATTTAAAGTATGATATCGAGATGATGTCCATCCGCCTATTCCTATTCCGTTATATTCAACATTTCCAGTATATGTGTTGTTTTGTATCCTATTGACTATACTAATTACGTCTACGCTTACACCAATATCTATATATATAGGGCAACACCTGTTATTTGTTATACTATTTTTCTCAATGCTCAAGATACTCATATCTACTAAATTAATATTATTTTGGTAAATGCGTATGCCATATTTATTTTCACTTACATTATTGTTTTCAATAATTACATTCCCTTCTCCGTATAATCTAAGACTTATACCTGCATTCGAATTCTGGAAAATAGTATTGTTTTCAACAGTTGCATTTTCTGCTTCGTGTAGTCCAAGTTCTAAGCCAAACGAATTTTGGGAAATAGCATTGTCCCTTATAGTTATATTACCTTTTGCGTTTGTGTCGTTCCATACGGATATGCCACCACTAGTTTTGAAAATAGTATTACTTTCAATTGCCATATTCTTTGTCCCATTTTGATCTATCCGTATGCCCAACCCCAAATTTAGAGAGATAGTATTGTTCTTGAGTGTCATTACACCACTGGTATCCCCATATATACCACTTTCATTTGTTCCATAAATAACGGTATTTTTAATTGTTGTATCATTTGTAGTATCAATATATACCCCATGTGAGAATGAATTACTCACTTCAGAATTTATAAGTGTCAGCTTACCATACGTACATATTGTACCTTTGCCACATCCATATCTCACTTTCACATTATCGCCAACAAATTCTCCTGTACGCGATACAGATATACCGACCCAATAGTCTTTATTTGAAGATTCCGAGGTGGTTACTCCAGTACCCCCGTAAGCAGAATCCTTATAAGTAGTAAATACTATAGCACTACCCGTCGTACCTAAAGCAATTAGCTTTCCCTGTACATTTATCATAGAAGTATGAGTGCTCTTTACTATTACCCCAGGCTCAACTGTTAACGTTGCTCCATCTATTATATCTATGTTCTTCGACATATAATAAGTGCCACTGGTTAAAGTAAAATTTTCTTTTAAGCTTCCACCTATCACAACTTGGTTATACTCAGGATTTTTAGGATACGTATTGTTATTTATTCCAGAAAAAACTGATGACTTCACCCCTCCAATATCAACATATATCGGACTTCCATTTTTACTTATTATGCTGTTATTCTGAATACTTAAATTACCTGTTCCAAAATGCCCAATCCATATACCTCTAGAGTTTACATCTATAGTATTATTTTTTATTGTTATATTCTCTGCTCCGTTTAGACCGATACTTATACCATCCGAATCAGACGTAATAATATTATTTTCAAGTGTCACTGTGCCGTTCTCTGTTGTAGAAGTATTCCATATATATATACCTGGCCATCCCGAACAATCTATCTTGGTATTTTTTATTATTATATCATTGGAAGTTTTTAAGTAAACTCCAATGTAATTTGAATTACTAACTTCTGAGTTTACAAGTGATAATTTACCTAATATGCTCAATGTACTATGATTATTTTCCCATTCTCCACCATACCTTATTTTTACATGTTCCCCGATAAACTCACCTGTAGAAACTACATTTATACCTCCCCAATAATCTGTTTCTGAGCCTGTTACCCCACTTCCACCATACTCAGCATCCTTCACCGTAGTAAACACAATATCACTTCCAGTAGTACCAAGCGCAATCAGCTTTCCCTGAACATCTATACCATAATTATTGCTTGTACTTTTTACAATTACCCCAGGCTCAACTGTCAGTGTCACTCCGCTCGGTATTGTAATGCTACTTTTCAAAATGTATGGACTGTTAGCCAATGTCCAAGTTGTGTTTTCGCTGATTACTCCCTGTTCACATGTAGTTACGGTAACCGGCTTACTATACAAAGATACATTACCCTCTGTATTTATTGCTTTTACAGTATAGGAGTATGTTGTTTTTGACTTTAATTCACTATCAGAGTATTTGTTTATCCCTGGTGCCCCTACTTTGACATTATCCCGATATACTTCATAGCCTGTCGCCCCATTAACAGCTTCCCATGCCAGATCAACTGAAATACTTGACGGAGTAGCAACAAGGTTAACAGGAGCAGCAAGCAGCGTATACGTTGATATTTCATTACTCCACTCACTTGTAATCACAGAACTTTTCGGAAAAGTATAGCTGGGATCTAACATATACTTATTGAACAAAGCAAAATCAAGGGCATTTATTTCATTATCGCCGTTAAGATCAGCAGCCCACATGTCGTCTTCCACAGGGAAATCATAACTGGAATCCATCATACGCTTCTTGAACAAAGCAAAATCAAGGGCATCTACTATACCATCACCGTTAACATCCCCTACCAAGCCATTTCCACATGGTTTAACGGCCCTCACCTTAACAGTATGCAAACTGTTAGGTACCAGACTGCTATATGCATAACTTGATGCGGTAACATTAGTAATATTTCCATCAAGTGAGACATCATAGCTCTGGGCATCTGCTACGGCATCCCAGCTTACCGTCAACGTTGTGTCAGTTGAAGTCAAATTTATATTTGCAGGGATTAAAATAGCTGCCGGAGTTGTTGTCGCTACTATACTCACCGTAATAAAATTACTGAATCCAGACATATTCCCGGCTTCGTTGAACGCCTTTATTCTATATACATAAGTTGTTCCAACCTCCAACCCGATATCGGAGTATGTATTGCTCTCCGATGTCCCAACTTTTATATCATCCCTGTATATCTCATATCCTGAGGCTCCTGAAACAGAACCCCATGCCAAATTAACAGAAGTACCTGATATATCAGACGTAATATTGGATGGAGCAGCAAGCAGAGTGTATTTTATTATTTCGGTACTCCATTCGCTATTTTCTGTTGAAGCAACGGCCCTTACTTTAATAGTATGCAGACTGTTCGGTACCAGATTGCCATATGTATAGCTTGCTTCGGTGACATTTGTAACAGTTCCATCCATTGATACATCGTAGCTCTGGGCATCTGCCACGGCATCCCAGCTCACTTTTAATGTTGTATCAGTAGATGATACACTTATATTAGTAGGAATTGAAATAGAAGCTGGAGTTGCAGCTTCTACAGCATTTTCTGACATTGGAGCTGTTGCCACTGCTGCCGGTGTTTTATCTGTTCCTTCGAGATTCACATTCAGAGGAAACGAAATTGAAGAGCCTGTTGTCTGGTTATTAGCAAGTCCCCTTGAAAGCATGTTTTGAGAAATAGATTTGCTATTTGCCTTACTAGCAGCATTTAGAACAGTTAAATTACCTAAATTATCAATAGTTCCAGACTGACTACCGGATGCTGTTAAACCAGACTTTAAAAATTTGAATTGGCTTTTTTTTGATACTGTCTTGGTCGTTCTGTCCGTATCAGCTACCACAGCATTTGGTGTGTTGCTGGTATGTAGGCTTTTAATATCAGAATTTTTAAATTTCGAAGTTGAAACCTCTGTCTGCTTATCTCCAGAAGTTATTACCGCTGCTGTTTTTTCATGTGTCAAAGCAGCTGCCTTTTGAGTTTTTGCCTGCTGCTGTGGCAATATAGGTGCTGTTACGCTATATGTCGGCTGCTTTACCGTGCCAGCAAGCACCTTCTGCATTCCCAGAGGAGACAAATCTGCTATGCTAAACCCCTGAGTTGCTATTAATACTGCCAATAAACCTGCTATCCACTTTTTCCCTGTACCCATGCTATCTTCTCCTAAATTATAACTTTAAAGGTATATATATTTATATTTTGTAAAATATTAACTCATTGCTAAATTTTATGTCGAATGTGATATTTTGTCAATAAAAAGCTTTTTAGTTATATTTGTAATGCTTTCGCCCTAAGGTAAAGCCTGAATATTCTTTTTACAAGCTCTGCCTCCCCTGGTACTATGATCAGCTCTCGGACTTCATTTTTGGCGTATCCCAGGAATTTATTGCGATTAACCTGTACCTTACCCTGCTGAAGAGGTGTACGATACCCCATCTGGTGTTGGTGCTTAATGATCGGCTTTCCTCCTGTCATAAGAGGCTCATTGCAAAGAATCTCGCGGAATAAACGCAAATGAAGATCTTAAAAATAAAAAACCGTCAACCAGAAGATATTCTCTCTCAATTGACGGCGTAATCAAATATTATTGTATTCTATTTCTAAATACCCCTATTCCCATCTCACCTCACTCCCATCCAGCAACCCCACACTCACCCCATCCTCATAAACTACTACCTTCTCAACCAATTTAAAGAACAAATCAGCCTCAAACCTCTCAATTGGCTTTGCACCTTTAACAAAACCTATAAACTTCTTGGCAGTAACCCTCTTTAATATATTCTCGCTGTTAAATTGACTCTCCCACTTTGTCATATAGTAATCTATATTTTTGCCAATCTCATTAAACTCAAAAACAAATACCTCATATAAAGAACCTCATCATCAATATGCCTGTTGTCACAGCCCTTTCTTCCTTTAACCGCATACTTATTATTGCACTGCCAAACGGTTCTTTTTAATCTTTCATCATTAGAGTTCCATATCTTCCTTCCATAGACTCCTCCACAGCAGCCGCAGATAATTCTGTCCATAAATGTGTTATCATTCGTAATATAGTCCATCTTTTGAATATTGTACTTCTCCATAAAGGCTTTTCTTCTCTCCCTTTCAAGCTGTACTGCTTTCCACGTGTCTCTATCTATAATTGGTGGGTGGCTCTCCTCAACATAATACTGTGCCACTTCCCCTTTATTCTCTATATGGAAGCTAATTCTTTGTGTTAATGCTTCCATTTAGTACAATACCCGATTTAAATTCTATTTGTATTTCTTTTTCTGATATAACCAATATTTTCTCTATAAGTTTTCTACAATATAAATCATTGTATTCTGTAAGCTCTTGTTTTGATGTTTCAAATATCTCTTCCATTTCTTTTAACCTTTGCTTCTTATTATCCCATTCTAGATCCTTTAAATTATAAACTTCCTTCTCCTTCTGGATTGGGTCTGTTAACTCTTTTTCTTTTGTAAGAGTGTCCTCCATTTCTTTTATGAACTGCTCTTTTTTTCTGATTAGTGTTTTGAATACTATGTCAATTGCTTCAAAGAGGTCTTTTTCATAAATTGTTGGTGCTTGACATGCTTTCGGTCCATTGTGCTGTCGATTACCACACCGCCAAACTATTATCCTTTCTTTCTTAATAGTCCAATGACACCTGTGATACGTTTTCCCACATTGGCTGCATTTTATTTTACCACTTAAAGCATACTCGGATTTATAGACTCCCTGATCTTTCTTTTTTAGTCCCATAGTACTTCTTCTATTCAGCTTTTCTTGCTGCACTTTTATGTATACTTCTTTTGTGATAATAGGCTCATGATTATTTTCTACATAATACTGTCGTTCCTGTCCCGTATTTTTTATTCGTTTCTTTGTTAAGAAGTCTAACGTAATTGTTTTTTGGAGGAGTGCATTCCCAATATATTTTTCGTTGCCAAGTATCTTTATTATGGTTGAAGGGTACCATTTGGAACAGCCAGCAGGAGTTAAGATATTGTCAGCAGTCAAACCGTCAGCTATCTTTTTTGATCCTTTACCCTCGAGATACTCTGTGAATATTCTTTCTACTATCTTTGCCTCCTCTGGTATTACTACCAACTCTCCAAATCTGTTTTTCGTATATCCGAGGAAACGGTTATGGTTTACTTTTATTATCCCCTGCTGAAAACGGTGAATTATACCCCATTTTGTATTTAAACTTAAAGTCCTCGATTCCTCCTGTGCAATTCCCCCGAGTAATGTTATTATGAATTCGCCTTTTGAATCCTTGGTGTCCAAGTTCTCTTTTTCAAAGTATACTGATACTCCCTTTTCTTTCAATAGCCTGATATACTTGATGCATTCAAGTGTATTACGCATAAACCTAGAAATTGATTTTGTTATGATCATGTCTATTTTGCCATCCATACAGTTTTTGATCATTCTATTGAATTCCGGTCTATTTTTTGCATTTGTTCCGCTTATTCCTTTTTCTTCATAAACCCCGGCAAATTCCCACTTGTCATTTTCCTTTATATATTCAGTATAATATGATACTTGTGCTTCAATGCTTGTTTGCTGTTCCTCATGTTCCGTACTTACCCTGCAATATGCACCTACTCGTAGCTTCTTCTGTTTCATTGTTATGCCCATGCCAGTAAATAAAGTGGCATGGGCTCAGTACCTCCCCAGATTATTTATATAATTTTCTTAGGCTCTTTTTCTATTACAATTCTGTTTATAAACTGAAATAATAAAGTATTATGTTTTGTAACGGTAATCTGTTTTATCACTCTTCTAAATAATTGTCCATCGAACTCTAGTTGATTCTTCTTTTCGTATGTCATCAGTTCTGTTTGAAGCTTTTCGTTCCAGTAATCAAAATCATCTATAGCTGCAGCTCTCCATACCTCATCAACTCTTTTTTTCAATAGCTCTCGGATTTTTCCTTCCGCCTCCATTGCCTCCGATTGGTTACTTTGTGCTTTCTGGAAGACACGAAGTGTTATTTGTATCTCCTTATCCAGTTGGGTTATCTTTTCGTTTATCACCGGTTTGAAAGAATTCGATATGTCTTTTGTATATGTATATAAATTCTTTTTGAGTTGATTTAATACTTCGATAAATTTTTGTTCTAACTGCTTTTCTTCTAGCGCTATACTCATGCAATAAACCTTCCCGCCTTTTACATAGCTCGTGCACCTCCATAAGTGTCGTATACTTGTTTTGCTTTTACTGGTTTGTCTTTTAAATATACCCCTACACACCTCACATATAACTTTGCCACTGAATGGATACTGTGCTCTTTGCTTTTCACAATTTGCTAAACTATACTTTTTATATCTAATATTTTTTCCTGTTATTATTTGGTTTGCTTTTTCAAGGGTTTCTTTTGAGATTATTGCAGGAAAAGTTTCATCACCAATATATTTTGCATTACTCAAAATACCGAATAATGAACCTTTTGTCCACTTTGTTTTGTTTTCGGAAGCTTTAACGGCTTCTTGGTTCAGCCATGATAGGATTCCACCTTCATTTACTCCTTCGCACGCCATTTCAAATATCTTTTTAATATATACGCCTTTTTCTTCATCAATAACTGGTAGTCCATTGTTACCTAAAATATATCCATATGGCAGGTGCCTATTGTTTATCGTCCCAACGCCTATAACCCAGTCTAGCTCCATACCGTTTTTAAGTCTGAAGCATAAGTTATTTCTTGATTTAACAACTATATCTTTAACCATTGCGTTAAAACAAGCTTCATCAAACTCATCTATAAGACTATGGTTTTTGATGAATTCTATACTTTTATCCGTTTCCACAAGTGATATGTCTTTGTTAACCATATCCATTGAAATTGTCTGCTTTCTTGTCTTAAGCTCATTAAGTTTTGTTTTGATTTCATTGATTTTCTGAGTAAATAGAACAGGCTCAAGATGTCCCTTTGCTAGCAACATTTGTAGCATACTTTCTTTTTCTGATAACTCAATTATCTGATTATCTATGCCATATATTTTTGTTCGTTCTGCGGTAGATTGTACAAGTTCTTTTAGATATGTCTTATGGGGCAATAGAAGTGTTCTCCAATTTGAATATAGTTTATTATACATGTCTATAAATGCTAGAATAACTCTATCCTCTCTTACCGCACTCATCTCACAAGATTCTAAATATTCACTGTACTTGCTTTTGCAAATCAATGCTATATACTTATATTGTTTTGTTGACTGGCAAGTCATTCTTATAAAGGTTCTCCCGCAATTTCCGCAAATAACCTTTCCGGTTAACGGATAGCGGTTTGCCATCTTTTTGATTGCTTCCTCATCTATACCTTTTTCTTTTCTCCTTATTTCAAGCAGTTCCTTTACACGTTCAAAATCCTCTCTTGATATGATTGGCTCGTGGTTGTTTTTTATGTAGTATTGAGGCAGTTCACCTTTGTTGCGTTTCCTTTTGAATGTAACACTATCTGCGGTGATTGTTTTTTGAAGTAAAACATCACCACAGTATTTTTCATTGGTTACCATTCTTCCAATTGTTGACGAACGCCATTTCACTCCTGTTATGGTTGTTATATTTTCTTCATTTAAACTCCTTGCAATGCTACCCGTTCCTTTACCACCAAGATATTCTCTAAATACTCTTTTTACAATTTGTGCTTCAGCCTGATTAATAACCAGATCTCCGTTTTCATCCTTGTCATAGCCCATAATTTTAATTGGTGATATTTGAAACTTACCTTGCTTGTATCTTTTCTGGTTGGACCACCTTATATTTGATGAAATTGAAGCTGCCTCTTCTTGCGCTAAGGAGCTGAGGACAGAAAGGATCAATTCGCTCTCCTGCGATACGGTGTTTATATTCTCCTTCTCAAAATATACAGTAACTCCTAAAGATTTTAGCTTTCTTACAGTTTCTATACAATCAGCGGTATTCCGTGCAAACCTTGAGATGGACTTTGTAATCACCATATCTATTCTGCCGTTTTCACAATCATTAATTAGTCTCATGAATTCAGGCCTTATTTCTTTTTTAGTACCACTTATACCTTCGTCTGCGTAAATCCCGGCTAACTCCCATTGGTCGTTGCTTTTAATATATTTTTTGTAATGGCTAACCTGTGCCTCGAATGAATTTTCCTGTTCCTTATGTGTGGAACTGACTCGGCAGTACGCGCAAACTCTAGTTTTTCTGTTACTAGATGCTTCGCTCTCAGTATTACTTTTTTCAATAACAGTAACATTTTTCACTACTAATCCCTCCCCTTCTTCTAAAGTAGTGCTGCTATGTTACCGTACTAATTTTGTGAATTCAAGTATGTCATTTAAGCTTCTTTTAAATTAGATATATTCGCAGTCGCCTCATAATAAAAATCCTCCAATTGAAGTTTTATCTTCGGTTGGAGGATCTGTTGTCCATTGGTTTGCTTGCTATTTAGTTATGTATAGCCCTTACTTTTTAATTATTTACACGTGAAGTTTGTTAATAACACCAAGCAAAAATATTACTTGATTAGTTCTTCTTTTTCATTGGTTGATATACCTTTATTTCTTTTCAATTTCAATTCCGTTTATAAACTGAAATAATAGAGTATTTTGTTTTGTAAAGGTAACTTGTTTTACCACTCTCCTAAATAATTGTCCATCGAACTCTAGTTGCTTCTTTTCGTATGTCATTAGCTCTTTCTTGAGTTTTTCATTCAAATATTCAAAATCATCTATAGCTGAAGCCTTCCATATCTCTTTTGTTCTATTTTTCAATAGTTCATGGATTTTTTCTTTTGCCTCCAGTACATCCCCTTGGTTTCTTTGTGCTTTTTGGAAGTCATCGAGCATTATTTGTAGTTCCTTATCCAGTTCGGTTATCTTTTCGTTTATCGCCGGTTTGAAAGAATTCGACATGTCTTTTGCATATGTATCAAAATTCTTTTTGAGTTGATTTAATACTTCGATAAATTTTTGTTCTAACTCACTTTCTTCAATTTCTATACTCCTGCAATAAACCTTTCCTCCTTTGATATAGTTCCGACACCTCCATAAGTGAAATATGGCAGTTTTGGTTTTCCGATTTTTTCTTGTAAATGTACCTCCACATACCTCACATATAACTTTTCCACTAAGTGAATAATTTGCTCTTTGCTCTGTACAATTTGCTATACTATTCTTTTTATATCGGATATATTTTTCCCTTTTTATTTTATTCAATTTTTCTAAGGTTTCATTTGATACTATTGCAGGAAAAATTTCGTCACCTGCATATTTTTTGTTCTCCAAAATACTATATATTACACCTCTCCCCCACTTTGATTTATTTGTGGCGGTTTTAACACTTTCTTGGTTTAACCATGATATGATTCCACTTTCACTTATCCCTTCGCTAGCCATTTCAAATATCTTTTTAATATATACTCCTTTTTCTTCATCAATAACTGGTAGTCCATTATTCCCACGAGTATATCCAAACGGTAGGTTTTTACAGAACATCGTCTTCACCCCCCATAAATTCATCAAGCTCCATACCGTTTTTAAGTCTAAAGCACAAGTTATTTCTTGATTTGACAACTATGTCTTTAACAATTGCGTTAAAACAATCCTCATCAAACTCATCTATATAAGTATAATTTTTGATGAATTCTATACTTTTCTCCGTTTCCGCAAGTAATATGTCTTGATTAACTATGCTCGTTGAAATAGCCTGCTTTCTTGCCTTAATTTCATTAATTTTTGCTGTAGTCTCATTGATATTCTTGTTAAAAAGAGCTGGCTCAATACTTCCCTTTGCCAGAAGTATTTTCTGCATACTTTCTTGCTCTGCCAACTCAATTATCTGATTATCTATATTATATATTTCTGTTCGGTCCGCAGTGGATTGTACAAGTTTTTTTAGATAAGTTCTATACGGTAATAGGAGTGTTCTCCAATTTGAATACAGTCGGTTGCTCATATTTATAAATGCTTGATGAAGTCCTTTTTGCATGACTGGTCTTGCGTTGCAATCCATTATCTTCTCTGCTTCAGTGGATGAACAAACATATACTACACTCCGATATTTATTTGAGGTGTTGTATATAGATCTTTTGTAATGGTTTCCGCAGTTTCCGCATATAATCTTTCCAGTCAGCGGATAACGTTTTCTCATTTTTTTGATTACTTCTTCATCTATTCCTTGTTTCTTTTTTCTTATTTCAATAAGTTCCTTTACTCGTTCAAAGTCCTCTCTCGATATAATGGGCTCATGGTTATTCTTTATATAGTATTGCGGTAGTTCCCCTTTGTTACTTTTTCTTTTAAATGTAACACTATCTGCTGTGATTGTTTTTTGAAGCAAAGCATCCCCGCAGTACTTTTCATTACCCAACATCCTCCTAATTGTGGAGCCATACCATTTCGTGCCCGTAATAGTTGGTATATTTTCTTCATTTAGAGTTCTAGCAATTCCAGCACTTCCCTTACCTCCAATATATTCTCTAAATATTCTTTTTACAATTTCTGCTTCAGCTTGATTAATAACCAGATCTCCATTTCCATCCTTGTCATAGCCCATGAATTTTGCAGTTGCTATTTGAAACTTTCCTTGCTTGTACCTTCTCTGGTTAGCCCACCTTATATTTGATGACATTGAAGCTGCCTCTTCTTGCGCTAAGGAGCTGAGGACAGAAAGTATGAGTTCACTCTCTTGCGACATAGAGTTGATATTCTCCTTCTCGAAATATACAGTGACCCCTAAAGACTTTAGCTTTCTTATAGTCTCTATACAATCAGCGGTGTTACGCGCAAACCTTGAGATGGACTTGGTAATCACCATATCTATTCTGCCGTTTTCACAGTCATTAATCAATCTCATGAATTCAGGTCTTATTTCCTTTTTGGTTCCACTAATCCCTTCATCAGAGTAAATACCAGCAAACTCCCATTGAGAGTTGCTTTGAATATATTTGGTATAATGGCTTGCCTGTGCTTCAAATGAATTTTGCTGTTCCTTATGCATGGAACTAACTCTGCAGTACGCACAAACTCGTATTTTCCTATTATCAGCCGCTTTGCTCTCACTGCTTGCTTCAATAACAGTAACCTTTTTCACAACGCTCTCCTCCTCTTCTTTTAAAAAGTAGTGCTATGTTACCGTACTAATTTGAGGAATTCAAGTTAAATATATATGTCTCTATTTAGTTAATTCAATTTGCTAAAATTACTGCTGAGCATGGAATGGAAAATTCGTGAAAACGATTTGCTTATCTGCGTGAAGTCGCTGAATGATCTGCAATTTGACTTGTATGGTCTACTGAGGTAAAAAAATCCGATTAGTTATCGGATTGGCATAGAGAAGCACCCCTTAGTAAACTATTTTATAATAGTCTCTGGCTTTGGGGTGCACTTGAAATTGGCATTGCTAATTAATAAAACTTAATACCTATCGGTAGAAATATTATCCTAATTACATTTGAGATACTATTTCTGCAAACTTTTTAAATCTTCAGGTAAAAGCATCGACGCAAATTCTGACGGATCTTTTTCTATGTATTCAATACCATTGACAATCCACTTATCGTTATCTTTAATGTACTTAATTTTAACAATTTGATTATTTTGCAATTTGTGTTCACTAATTGCATCTTTTTTCGCGCCATTTGCAATTACACAATAAGGATCAATATTTTTAACATCATCGCCGTTACTTTTTCCTATGTTTATTTTATTAAATTCTTCACGGTTAAAAAGCTTTTTTAATCTCCATATGTTTCTGACAATACCATCCTTATCATAAAAAACAAACAATTTACTTTCATCATCCATATTCCTAATTTCATACGAATAATCATCGGCAGAGCGTACAATGTCAGGACTGCCATATAAATGTTGTATTGAATCTTTTTTGTTAACAAAAGATAAACTTCGTCTTATCTCATATGGGAGGTTTATCTCGTCGGGTATTTTCTTTTGTACATCTTTCCGGTATTGTTTAGAAATATCTGTGTTTTCTTCAATAGCATTAGTACTTTGACTTGTAAGCTTATTAACACCACATCCGCAAAGGGCTAAACTTATTAATACTGCAAAAATTATAATTCTATTAATTTTCATATCAATTTAAAACCTCCCTCAAATATTTGGGGTTCAAAAGATATACTTAATTTGATACAGCAATATAAACAGTTGCACTATTATAATAATTTGAGTAACCCGCAGCATTCCAACTAAATGTGCTTGGATTTATTTGTCCATCATTTATAGATGGGTTAGAGCCGTGTTTTTCTGACCAATCTCCATTACTGTGCTGTAACATAAAGTGATAATCTGCTTCACCATATTCTTGTAATATACTCCCATCACCATCGAAATCATGCATGCCAGTTCTAACAGCTATCCTTCGTTCAGAAGAACTTATTGTTGAAGTAGCACTAGTGATAAATCTGGCAGTTCTGTAAAGCTTTTGTAAATCAGCAATAACATTGTTTGCTATATTTTTTACGTCAAAGTAACTTCTTATCTGAGACTGAGTATAGCCTGACGGTAAAGCGCCATTTGGGTTTGAAAGATCTCCATGATTAAGTGCAAAATTAAATGCCATAGCATAACCTTAGCAATTAGGAGATACAGTATTAATTGCAGAATAAGGCCAAGCACAACCATATGTTGTTGCAGTTGCACTAAGTGAAATTAAATTATCCCATGGTTTTACAAAATCTGTTAAACCGTTGTTCTTTTGTTGTACATTATTCTTTTAAAGATAATAGGCATAAAATTTCGATTATCATAAAAGAAATTAAAAAAAGAGGGATGAGTAGTAGTTTTTGGTAATTAGTAGTAGAACTATAAATTCCAATAAAGATAATAAAAGATTGCATTAAAAAACGGAATAATTTAATTGGTTTGCTATAATGGAGATAATATTTTTCATTACAGGAATTACATCTCTCTTTAAATAATAGCTTAAAATTTAATTCCTGTTTTTGTTTACATATAGGGCATCCTATTTTCATTAATTTTATTCTCCTTAAATGTATGTATCTTAATAAATCACTTTCCAAAAAATCTTAATATACTATACGAAAAGTTGTTGGTCTGTAGCAGATTGAATTTTCTTTGCTAGTCATGCCTTAACCACCTTTACTACAATTGTAATACCTTCTTGTGCTGCTGCAATCTTTAGTTGTCTATGCAGTTCAGCATATATTGCAATATTATTCAACTGTTTCTTTTCATCCTCAGACCAATTTCTCATCTCCTTTAACAAAATGTTATTAATTACAATTACAGCAAAAACAGTAAATAATATCAAGTAAATTTTAATAATTTTAGTTACTTATGTGCATGTTATCATATCTATTAATCATTCTTCCTAATACATAGATTAATTAATGTATATAAAAGGAAAAAAGGTATTATAGAAGTTGATTATTCAAATTTTGCATTGCTTTTTGATATAAAATATAAAAAAGCTTTTATCGATAATCTTAATGTGGTATTTTTGCAAAACCCCCACTAAAGGACTAAATGGATAATAGTTGGCGATTTCACCCACTTTAAGAGATTTGTCACAAAATTACCATCGTTAATATTCTGATATCACACAAGTACATAACGATACTTTTGTGACACTCCTATAGTAATATAACTTGAAATGTATCTGAATTTGAGTAATAATAATGGATATATATGTAATTTATGGATTTGTGATAGTATAAATTATTATGAGAATAGGAGATGATGGTTTTATGAAAAAAATAGTTCTACTTGTTATTTTGTTTTGCACAATAATTATTTTAGCTTTTGTTCTTTCAAAAAATGGATCACATAAAATTTTAAAAATTACTGGAAATGATGAAAAAGTAATATTGGAATATCTTGATAAAAAAACAAATGATATAGCCAAACCAATAAAAGCCAATGGTAAAATGTACAGTGCTTTTAAGCTTTTAGGAACTGACCAAAATAAAATATACATATGGTTAGTGAAAATGGAATATACAAAAATCGGTGAACAGGTTTCTAATGAAGGAAATGCAGTATCTGTCCCTGTAGTATTGAAGATCAATAAAAATAACAAAGGTATTTCAATTATTAGTCACAAATATCCAGAAGATGGAGCTAGTTATGGTAAAAACACAAAAAGGTTATTTCCTCCTAATATAAAATTTCCTGATTATGAGGACAAAGTTAAACTTGAAGAAGTAATAAAAGAGCGTGCTGAAGAATAATTTAAAATAATTGCTAATTAGTGCATAAAATTCAATATTTTTAATTAAATCCTATATATTTACATTTTATGGATAAAATGGTATGCTTTGAATACTAGTTTGCAAACTACAAAATAATTATTATAGGGAGTAAAATTGATGCACAAATTAAAAAAATTGTTAGGGAAAATATTAATAGGTACAATGTTATTAACATTAACTGGTACTACTAGTCTGGTTATTAATGCAGCCGATACCACAAACCCATATATCAAACTATATTAGATAATAAGGCATCTGTAAATAGTACAGCATCTATAAATCAACAAAAAGTCGAACCTCTTGTTGACCCGCAAATAGAAGAACAAATAATAATAGCCACTTTAGAAGACTACTATAAATCAGATAAAGAAGTAGCTAATGTTTTGAAAAAATATATAAATTATTCTGATTTAAATGAAGACACTTTATCTATTAAAAAAGAAGACAAAATAAGCATAATGAGAAAAGTAAAACAAGTGTATTCACAGGTAAAAAGTAACGATGACCAAAAAGTTTTAAAAGGTTATTTAGAAAGATATATAATTAATTCAGGAGATGATGATTTAATATCATTTCTTAATAAGCTCAATCCTCCAGCGAAGTCAATTAGAACTGATCTAAACATTCAGGATAAGGAGAAATATGGTGAAGTATCAACAACTGGTATAAACGCTACAGCTGCATATACAGGTACATACACAGGGGGACTTGCAGGTGATTGGGCTTATAATAACTACAACAAGTACTCCACTAGCTTTCCTGCATTTCATAATAACAATAACTACGGTAGCGATTGCACTAACTTTGTATCACAAGCTATGTATTCTGGTGGTGGTATGCCATTTCAGGAAAATTGGTACTGTTTTATGAAAAACCCAACTTATCTAAATCCAACAAGTGCTACTGAGTTGAATTTTAGTTGGACTTTATCAGACCCAAGCCCTTGGATTAGTGTTAAAGAGTTTAGAGACTTTTGGATGTATAAAGCTGTTGGTACTTATTATTGTACAAAAAGTGATTACGTTGCTAATCATGTAACACAATATAATAAGCCAATTAGAAAAGGTGATGTAATAGTACTACATAAAGGGATTTCCGATTTTATTACAGTTCCAACACATTGTATGATTATTTCAAGGTATGATACCGTAAATAAAGACTTTCTCTTGGCAGGGCATTCAAATGAGAGACAGGCTCATCCCCTGCTGACTGCAATAGACGCTTATGCTTGTGTAGAATTTATAACATTCTAAAGACCTATTTACAGGTAACACTGAATACCCTTAAATATTGCAATATTCAAGGGTATTCTTTTTGTTTGGTTATATCCGTGTCAACAACCAAGGCAATAATTAAAACCTTCTTTATTTAGTAGTATATGGTTTTGGTACTACCGGGTACAGCAACAGGTATTTGGATTATGCCATTTGCTTGTATTTAGGTTTGCTCCTAGGCTCAGGGTTTATTCACTTTTAACAGACCTTCAGAATTTCCGAAAATAGAAAAGCTTTTAAAAGCAAAGATAAATACAAGGCTTATTCAGGAAAACTTTGATGATGTACTGAGACTTTTCCATTCCATCCGGGAAGGTAAAGTGTCCCGTTCACTTATAACGAGTAAGATTGGTTCATATGCAAGATAAAACAAACTGCTGCAGCCCTGAAAGAAATGGGTAAAATCGATAAGACAATATTCAATCCTCGATTTACATTTCCAATGAAGCCTTACGCCGTAGGATTCAGAAAGGACTTAACAAAGGTAAAGCAACAAATGCATTGGTAAGAGCTATATTTTTTGGTAAACGTGGAGAACTGCATGAAAAAGCATTGAAAGACCAACTGCAAAGAGCAAGTGCCTTGAACATAATCATCAATGCTATAAGCGTATGGAACACTGTGTATCTTGAGAAAGCTATAGAATATTTGAAAGAAAAAAATACCCTTAAGGGAGATCTGCTTAATTATATATCTCCTTTGGACCGGGAATATATAAATTCCTTAGGCGAATATACCTTTAACATGAAAAATATCACATCATTGAACAATCTACAGTCATTCAATGAACCAAGCAATTTGAATATTCCTTAGCGTACAAATTTGAGTAGAATTTAAGGGGTATGGAAGCTTAGCGTGCGATTTTCCGACTTAGTTGGCTCTACCCCTATAACTAAGTGGATATTTTAAGGACATATTATTCAATTCCGCACTCGATTTCCGTTCCATCTAGCAACCCGACAATCAACCTGGAATCCCCAAAAGCCAGTACCTTCTCCACCATCTTAAAATACAACTCAGTGTCAAACTGTTGTAATGTCTCAGCATCTTTAAAAATGTCAACAAATCTTTTGGTGGTGACTCTTTTAAGAATATCCTCACCGTTAATCTGTTCATTCCACTTGCTCATAAAATGCTCCCTGTTTTCCAGTACTGAATTGAAAGTACTTACAAATGCCATATAAAGAACCTCGTCATTAATATGCCTGTTGTTACAGCCCTTTTTTCCTTTAGTTGCATACTTATTATTACACTGCCAAATGATCCTTTTTAATCTTTCATCATTAGAGTTCCATACCTTCCTTCCATAGACTCCACCGCAGCAGCCGCAGATAATTCTGCCTACAAATGGGTTAGCGTTCGTAATATAGTCCATCTTTTGAATATTGTACTTCTCCATAAAGGCTTTTCTTCTCTCCCTTTCAAGCTGTACTGCTGCCCACGTGTCTTTATCTATAATTGGTGGGTGGCTCTCCTCAACATAATACTGTGCCACTTCCCCTTTATTCTCTACTCGCTTTTTTGAAAGAAAATCCACTGTGTAGGTTTTTTGAAGCAAAGCTTCTCCCTTATACTTTTCGTTGTTCAACATCTTTTTGATGCTGCTTTCATACCACTTTGCCTTACCGTTCCAGTTTGGGATGCCCTCCTTTTCTAACTCATATGCTATTCTATTAGTGCCTTTCCCGTTAAGGTACTCAGAAAATATTCTTCTTACAACTTTCGCCTGCTTTTCATTTATAACAAGGTTACCGCTTTCATCCTTGTCATAGCCCATGAATTTTGTATGGTTGACTATGACCTTACCCTGCTCAAAGCGCCTTCTGATGCCCCATGTAGCATTTCTACTAATGGAAAAATTTTCCTCCTGCGCAAGACTCGCCAGAACTGAGATCAAAAATTCGCCCTTACTTTCAAGGGTTTCAATATTTTCTTTTTCAAATTTGACGTTAATCCCCAGCTCTTTAAGTATTCTTACATAATTCAACGTATCCATTGTGTTTCTTGCAAAGCGGCTGATTGATTTAGTTATTATCATATCTATTTTTCCTGCCTTGCAGTCTTCAATCATTTTATTGAACTGTTCGCGCTTTTTGGTGTTTGTTCCCGATATCCCTTCATCGGCATATATCCCTGCCATTTCGTAATCAGGGTGGTTGGTTATATATGAAGTATAGTAGTTTACCTGTGCTTCGTAGCTTGAGAGCTGCTCCGCTTGGTCTGTTGAAACCCTGCAATATGCTGCCACTCTCTTTTTGTGCGTTTCTATGTTCTCATCAAGCTGTGGTCTGTTTGCTCTTGCCGGAATAACTGTAATGCTTCTTGCCATTTTTTATTGTCTCCTTTACAATTGTGGGTTCATGTATATTAAGCCTGCTTGCAGACCCATCGTCTAATATTGTTCCTGAACATGCTGTCTTGCCGTTTCTTATATAGTTACTGCACTGCCATACTATTTTTCTGCAGTCTGCTTTACTGTTCCAGGTTCTACGCCTTAATACTGCTCCGCATTTACTGCAGTAAAGCATTCCAGTCAAGGGGTAACGGTTCTGGTATTTCATATTGCCTTGGTAGTTCCCCTTTTCTCTGGCTCTTTTTACTATCTCTATTTGTGCCTTATTCCATACTTCTTTTGGTATAATAGGTGAATGATTTTCTTCTATATAATAGCTATTCAGTTCACCTTTGTTGAGCACAGTGCTTTTCTTTAGATGGTTAGGGATATAATATTTTTGAAGGAGTACATTCCCCATATATTTTTCGTTTTTAAGTATTCCAAGGATTGTACTCTCGCACCATTTCCCCCCTGCCACTGTAGGTATATTATCTACAGCAAGTTGCTTTGCAATTGTGAATGTACCCTTGCCCGACAAATATTCTGAATAAATCCGTTCTACGATTTTAGCCTCGGCAGGATTTATCACCAATTCACCGTATTCATTCTTGTCATAGCCTAAGAACCTGTTTGTATTAATAATCAGTTGTCCTGTCTCAAACTTCTTTCTGACTCTCCATTTTGTATTTTCACTTATGCTCCTGCTTTCTTCCTCTGCAAATGAAGAAAGGACAGAAAGCATAAACTCTCCGTCCTTTGATAATGTTGATATATTCTCTTTTTCAAATATAACCTCAATGCCTAATTCTTTTAGTTCTCTGACTATCCTCAATACTATTGTCGTGTTTCTTGCAAATCTTGATATTGATTTTGTAATTATCAGGTCTATTTTTCTTTCCCTGCATAACCCCAGCATTTTCTGAAATTGCGGTCTGTTCTCTGTGGTTCCGCTGATGCCCTTGTCTGCGAAAACACCTACTAATTCATATTCGGGATTTGCAGCTATAAGATTTCCGTGATATGTAATCTGGTTTTCTAACGACTCGCCCTGCTCGTAATTATCCGTAGACACCCTTGCATACGCACAGACCCGATTTTTTCTGCTGATATTTTTCAGCGTAGGTTCTAATATTTTTACCCGCATTTATTACTCCTTTTCATTTTTGTATATTGATAAAAAGGAAATCAAAAAAGACGCATTGCAGGATTGATTAAAACCCTACACTGCGCCTGTGTGTGTTATTGTAAAAATATATAGGACAGGATATAATAGTCACAAGGTCGCTGTGGCAGCTTTATGCTGTCGGTGTTAGGTAGATTGGATACCTGCATTGGCTTTCGGGTGTTGGTAGCACTCAAAAGACATGGCGATCTTATTTAATTTTCATACACATATTAGCTCTGAAAGCCGTATTTAGCAAGTGATTCAAGCACTCTTATGAAGCCTTCTACCGTTTTTTACATCCTGTTCTATTAATCTATATTGATATTTGTTTGTATATAAGGTTAGGTCAGTTTTATTTTGATAACATATCTGCTGCCTTCTTTATGAGTGTGGCTACATATTCACCATTAACTGTTTTTCCTTTTACCGCATTTTCTCTCCAGTAATCTGGTGAGCTGATTATACCAAGTTTGTTGAGTATATTGATATCGTTTTCCAAGCTTGAATTTTCTTTTTGAAATGGTATATCGAAATACTTCAGAATACCTTTTGCTATAACTGTTCCGATTACTTCTATATTATTGATAATCCATACTGCATCGTCCTTGTTGTCATGGTAGGCTATTTCAATTAGTGCAGCAGGTGCTGCGGTGTATGCCAACTCATATAGGGGCTTGCCTTTTCCGTAATGATTGCAGCCCTCTTTTACTCCCCTGTCCCTAGATGGTGTGTTAGGTTCTATTTCTGAATATACTGCTCTTGCAAGCTTCTCTCCATTGCCCCCGAATTTATGGCAGTATACCTCGCAACCTCTTCTGTTGCCCGAGCCTGCATTTGAATGTATGGCAAAGTGAATGTCCGGTTTTTTGCTGTTGCTGTCTGCAACCACCTGAGCCAGTGTCATTTCTGGTTTGTTTCTATATACAACAAGTCCGTGCTGTTTCAGTACTCTTTCTGTTACATCTGCCACCTGATTCATTCTCTTTTCCTCAGTGCCGTAATTGCTGACCCCTATATTCTTTTCCTGTGTTGACGGACTTAAATATATTGTTTTACTCATTTTTGTCCTCCGAATTTATTTGTTCCAAGGCCTTTTTCAATTTCTCAGGTATCGGCAGACCTATTTTTCCTATGTTCTCAAAAATACTGATGCCTTCATTTGATATATAGAAAAAAATAACGGCTGTGCGAACTGCACTACCGTTACCGATTATGTATACATCTATTATGTTCCCGACTCCAACCAGAATGAAAATCAATATTTTTTTGAATATCCCTCTGAACCCTATTTCACTGGATAGCTTCTTTTCCAGTATTGCAACCATTATCCCAGTCAGATAATCGATTACTACAAATGCAAGTAATGCATACATAAACCCGTCTAAGCCTCCCAGGAACCAACCGACAAATACCCCTGCCGCTGTAAAGAGTGCCTGTATGGTTTGTATGGTCTCCTTCATGTTACCTCCCATAAATTTGATTTGATTTTGTATTTAAATGTTTATTAGCTTGTTACTACCGTCTTTACATCCTTAAATGCCGATTTCAGCTTCCGGCTTAATGTGGGAAGGCTGTTTCCAAAAACGGCTTTAAGCTGGAAGCCCCCGGCTTCATATATTTCTGTTACCTCAGTAATCCTGCTGTCCATTACCACACTCCATTCTTTGTTCTGTACTGTTACTACATCACCAACCTCCCAATCCTTCTGATATTCAAAGGGTCCCTTTACAAGAACCTCGGCCTGAAATGAATATAGTCTCTTTAGCTCAGATAGCCTTACATTTCCCCTTTCTGTTAAATCCGCTTTGTTTTCCACATCCCTTGCATCAACAAAGGTTACGTACCTGTCTATACCTGTGTCAGTTGTACCTTGCATAACGATTTCCCTGCCTTCTCCATCTCCCCGGCCTGCAACTACTGCATAATTTGCAAACCCTAGGATACTGTCCACGAACTCCTGAGATTTAACATTTTCATACTCCGGAGAAAAGATTACCGGAGGGTTATTCTGCTGGTTTACTGAGCAGTCCCTGCCCTCATATGTGTCAAAGACCCACTTCTTTGAATTAAAATCCAAACGTATTTGCCATCCAAGACCTGAGAATTGGCTTATTTGTTCTAGCTCCTCAGCCAGATTTTCATACCTACTCTGCCATTTTATAGACTGCCCTCTGTTCAGGCTTGGAGCTATTATCAGGTTTGGAAAGGCCATTTCTTGTATATCAATGCAATTTCTTTGTACATAGCTTTTCATTACTGCTTCTGCTGAGCCTTCCCGGATATCATATGCCTGTCCGTCCGGTGGGATAGTGATTCTCTGCTGCAATATTCCCCCGAGAGTACAGCCCTTGCAGGTCAATATTTCTTCTCCACGCTCATTTGTCTTGATTTCCTTGTGCCGAATGATGCCTGCTTTATTTACGTCCTGCCCTAGTATGATTAATGTATTAATTCCAATATCGCTTGCACCTCCTGTCTTCCTGTTAAGTACAAGCTCAAATTCTCCATAGGAATGGTATCGCCTACAAAAAGAAAGGGAAAGATAGCTGTCTATCTCCCCCAATGGCTCAAGTGACGGTGTTAATATCCGTATCGGTTTCATTTTCCCACCTGCTTATTTAATTTTTATCCTTTTCCTGTAATTTCATCCTTTTGCTTTTCTGTAATCCATGTTTTTGATACTGCAATATCTAATTGTTCTGATGTAAGTCTATTAGCTATATATAAATAACTTAATCTCTCAAACATGACTTTTATGCCTCCCCCTTTAAACTTGATGTAATTAAATCATCAATCTGTGCTTGCATATTTAGATTATCGATTATCAAACTTTCAACTATACTTTGTAACTTTTCTACTTCTGTTTGTTGGGCCTCCAGTTTAACTCCGTTTCTATAAAAGTACCCGTCCTTGTAGGAATCACCTATAGCGACCGGAATGGTACCACAGATGATTGCACCGTTAGCATACGCAAAGCTCTGATCTGCTATTATTATATTTTCCACCGTAGTTCCGTTTTGTGCTAGAACAACACATCTTAAAACTTTTATAGTAAAACCTCCTTTAAATTATGTTGGGTATCCCCATCGTACAATTACTAAGCCAGAACCACCAGTACCTCCAGTACCTCTGGAACTGGCACAGCCACCACCACCTCCTCCTCCACCATAGCCGCCACCACCTGGACCACCAGGTGAACCTACGGTGCCTGAACCGTTAGTGCCAGCAATACCCGATCCTTCGATAAAGGATGAAGCTCCAGGATCACCGGAATTACTACCTGTGGAGCCAGTCCCACCAGCACCTCCAGCACCACCACCCGCATGGACTCTACCCCAAAAATCCGTTGTTGGTGTCCCTTGTCCAGTACCATTAGATCCTGCACCAGAGCTACCGCCACTAGAATAGGAGGCTGGAGTTCCATTACCCCCATTGGAACCTGCAACACCACCACAAGAGAAATAGCTACTGGTACAATACATTCCTCCTCCACCAGCACTTCCTCCATTACCTCCATTGCTAGAGGTAGCTCCATAACCACCAGCAGCCGAAGTTAAATTAGGATAAGTACTATTACCTCCATTGACTCCTGCTGAGCCTCCTGAACCAACATAAATAGTATTTGTTCCTGGTGGATCTACGTTATAATATGTTTTTGTATAGCCGCCACCACCACCTCCTCCACCTACAAGAAAGACATCTACTTTCTTAGGTAATCTATCTATGAAAGTTAATTTACCAGAGGTATAACATTCAATATAACCTTTGGTAGGGCCTTCCGATACGATCTTACATGAACCTGTATATTCAACTTTTACTGGGGTGCCTTGTCACTTATCACTTTTTGGTCTTACGAAACTTTCACCAAAGCTTCTACCCATTAATAATCGCCTCCCATAAAGGTTACGGAATAACCCGAAGCAACTGTCGTACCTAAGGATACATATATTTTTTCTCTACTTTTTAAAGCAGGGGGTAATACTCCATTACCATCGTTGGCATAGTTGATTGGTAATAGTACCGTGTCCACTCCTGTGATAGCAGCTGTCTGAGCTGTTGAAGCTGCTAATGCTACCTCATGAATTAGTATAAAATTCACCTCTGCTGTGCCTTGTCCATCATTCCAATAAATTCTCAATACTGAAGCAACATTACTTCCAAGGGCCCTTATCTTAATAGCATCCACTCTTGTACCATTAGTACCGCCAGTAGCTAAAACCATCCCATTTGTTAGAGGAGCTTTTATATTTGTATCAGCAGTTTGTATATATACACCTGATGTATTAGGACTTGCAGGATAAATTGGTATTGTATTTGCTGGCATATTATAATGCACCTCCTATATTTTTATATGCGTTTAAAATTGCTGCTACATTGGGCATATCCCACAAATGTGCCTCAAATTCTGTTTTGGTTACAAGATTACTTGTGTCCTTTATTTGTTCAAACCAGCCTTTCCATTCTCTATAGAAATCTCCATCTGGCTCTGAGGTTTTGCTGTTCATCCATGCTTCAAACCTGTTATATATTTCTGTTGTATTAACCTGGTCAAACAAATGTGTAACAAGCCCGCAAACAGTATTGTCCAGCCTTTCATCGGTGATTTGATAATCCTCGATATAGCTCTTTCCTGCAACAATTCTTACCTGAGCCAGAGATATTTCATAAATGTTATCGTTTCTCGTTAATTCCATTGGAGTTGGTTCCAAGGAGGGATTACCCTTTAGGATAAAGGCCTTTATATACCTGTTTTCCAGAGTTTTATCAAGGCGTATAATTACTCTGTCAATTCTGTCCAAGGCGGGGTCCGCCATATCATGCTCAAGATATAAATTCTCTGTGTCAAGCTTATACAAATATCCTTCAAGCCATGCGTATCCGGGTTTTATGTATACTTTCATATTTACTTTGTCTGTTCCAACCTTGAGGGTTTCCCCGCCGTTGAAAATACCGTTTCTTATAAACTGCCTGAAATATTCCGCAAATTCATCGGCAGTGTAATACCTTTCATCGGTTCCATCAATACTATCAAAAAATTTATAGCTTTCTGCCACCTGTCAACCTCCTGTCATAAGCCAATATAACTGTTTTTCCACTTTTTGTACTTTGGTATTTTATTTAATACAAAAACTGCATATCTTTATGAGATATGCAGTGCGAAAAGTTCAACATCTTAATTACCTTCCAATAAACATATTTCTGCTAAATGGGCTCCAGTTTTCTCCTCTATAACCAGTCATCCCTTCTAAATTAACAAAACAAGGGAGCACTGTATACATGATACCAGCCATTGCATTAACCCTAAATGTCATGATGTATCTCATCCTCGAATTGTCAGCAGGTGTTATTCTTGCCATATTAGGGCGTATTGCATTATCTGCTGTTAGAGCTTCTTTCATTCCTACGCTTGCTATACCAACAGGACCCATATTACTTCTAATCCAATAATTTGAAACATTTGTTGCTGATGCTAAATCAGTTCGCTGATCATATGTCATTAAAATCTGGTTTGGTGCAATTTGTCTAGCCTCCATTATAATTGGATGAGGTATCATCTCTCTTTCCGGATAAAAACTTAACATTTTTAAAACCCCCACATATCTACAAAATAGTTAATACCATATTATAAAATATGTGGCTTAACCTGTTTATGTTAACTTTCTTTTTTCTGGATATAGGCTTTTATATCCCAATATATCTGTTCTTCCACTTTATCTGTACCTTGGTGTTGATACTGTCATTGTTGCTGTTATAGCTTACTATGTTCTCCCCGGGAACGAGCTGCCAAAAGGTGCTGTTTAAATCAATGTAGTGAAAGGCATTATTTCCGTTGATTAAAACATGCTTTTCTCCGAAGGCTGTAGAAATACTAAGTACATCATTTTCCTCCAGCTCACGATTAATCCTTATATATTCTCCTGTAGTTTCATTGGTCACCATTGGATTCACAGCCGGACCCTTTATTTCAATATTGACCGGGGCAGAAACATCACCGGAGTTGATCGCCCTTCTCTGAAACCCTCTGCTAGAGAAGGCAGTGGGAAAAGTGGTCTTAAACTTTAAGCCCCCAACTATATATGAAAGCTCTTTGCCTTCATAAAATGTATCAAGCCAAAAGGGTTGATGGCATAATAAAGTAATTAAAAACTTCTGATACCCGACACCCTTACTACCCTGCTTTCCTGGAAAGACAGGAGTAGATTGAGCTATTCCCTTTATCTCCTTTACAATACTCCTGTTGATATATGTAATTGTGACTTCACCAAGTTTCGGATTTAGTACCTCCTGCATTTTTCGTCTGGCATTTAATAATTCGTTAGGGTTTCTTCTGGTTAATATGGTACCTTCTATTATCAACTCCCTTTCCTCCAAGGTATTACCGATATATCCGGAACCGTCCTGCCCGGGTGACTTCTGACTTTCAATGGTCACCTGGACCTCAGATGCGCCATCCAAAGTTTCAAGGAAGAATGGGGCCTTATTACAAAGAGTAATACTGTCTCCTCTTTGATTTGTTATTATCAGCTTCTGCAAGGCACACCTCCTACCATTCAAGGGCCATCTGTCTCGATGTATTTTTGATTTGCCTTGCTATTTCCGAGGGAGTCAGCGGAGTAGGACTGTTTATTGTAATGTTCTGGATGATTTCATTACCATAAGACGACATATTATTACTCCCGACCGGAACAAACACATTTTCATTTAAACCAGTATTTGTTCCGCTAATGGAAGCCAATATATCGGATTTGCTTATATTAAAATCAGTAGGTATTGCCTTTTTCATGTCTCGTTCTATATCAGCCATTGTTCTTATAAAGCCTACCCCCAGGCCCTTACTCATATTTGCGCCGATATCAGCAAAAACCGTAGAAGGCGAATGTATACCCAGCAACCCCTTAACATTACCTACAATTCCTCCAACAAAACCGCTGATCTTACCCTCAATCCAACCTGCCATCCCGGTAATACCTTCCCACAGTCCCTTTACTATGTTTTTACCAATCTCAACAATTGACACAACGGCTTGTCCAATACCCACCAAAATCGCAGTCACTATCTGTGGAAGCTGTGCAACCAATAAAGGTACTGCCTTAATAAGCCCCATGGAAAGTTCGTATGTGAAGTTCGAACCCACTTCAATTATCTTGGGGAGATTTTGGGTTATAAAGTTGATAATCGACGATATTATTTTAGGAAGTGCCTTTATAAGTGCTGGAAGTGAATCAATTAAACCCTTTGCAAGACCATCAATGATTTTAAAGGCTGCATCCAGAATCTTGTCCATGTTTTGTAAAATGGTTCCTACTATTAAAAGAACTGCATCCACAACAGAAGGTATCAGCTTGGGCAGTGCTTCTCCGATTCCATTTGCAAGAGTTATTACCATTTGTATTGCACCTTCAACCAAGGCAGGCAGATTTTCTATTATGCCATCCAGCAGTGCTACAACAAGCTTAAGTGCTCCATCTGTTATGGCTGGCAATGCATCTATCAGGCCCTTAAGGAGGGTCATTACAATTGAAACGGCCGCATTGATTATTGCCGGAAGATTATTTAATATTGCACCTCCAATTGAGGTTACTATATCAAGTCCCAGTTGGATTAATTTAGGCAGGTTCTCCATTATTGTGCTTGCAATGCCCCCAACTGTTTCACCGATAACGGCTGATATCTTGCTCCAATCACCTCCGGCTTTATTTAATCCTCTTGCAAAGTTACCAAGTAAGGTAACTCCATCATCAGCCAGTATTTGAAGCTGGGGCAGTAATACCATCCCCAGTACATTTTTAGCCCCTTCGGCTCCACCTTTTAGTCTCTGAACACTATCATCAAACTTTCCGAGTGCAGACAAAGAGTCATCACTCATAACAACACCCATTTGCCTGGCCTCTTCCGTCAATGCCGCGATTCCATCAGAGCCCTGAGCAATAAGCGGATTTAAATCCTGTGCGGATTTTCCGAATATCTGCATGGCAAGAGCATCCCGTTCTGTTTCATTTGAGATTTTCCCCAAAGTATCAATAGCTTCCCAATAGACTGTGCCGCTATCTCTTAACTGTCCATTGCTGTCTGTTACGGAAATGCCTAGCTTATTATATGCCTCAGCAAACTTAGCCGATCCGTCTCTGGCATTTGACATGGACTTTACCTGCTTTGCCATTGAACCTGTAAGAGTATCCAAAGACACATCCACCAACTCCGCAGCGTATTTATATGCCTGAAGGCTCTCAGTGGACATGCCTGTAACTGTGGACATTGTTAAAATATCATCTGCATATGAGGAGGCATTAACCGACATTTCAATCAATGCCTTTCCTGCACCGGAAGCAGCGGCACCTATTCCTACAAGTGCTGCACCCATTGCCACACCGATTCCCTTTAAAACACCGCCTAGCTTTTCAAAGCGGTTTCCCGCGTTATCTGCCGTATCCGCTGTCTTCTTAACTTCCCTGTCAAACTCACTGACCTTGTTCTCCGCTTCATCAAAGCCGCTACCTGTAGTATTCAGAGCCTTATTATTATCCTCCAGCTCCTTTACCATATTGTTAAGGTCTGCATTTGCATTGTTAAGCTGAATCTGCCATGCTCGAGTTCGCTTATCATTCTCGCCAAAGGAGGTGGCTGCATTCAGCAATGCTTTTTCAAGGGTAGCTACCTTTTCCTTCTGAGTATCTATCTCCTTGTTAAGCACTTGATTTCTTGCAGTTAATGCATCAATTGATTTATCCTGCCTATCAAATTGTGAGGAAACAAGGTTCATCTCAGAGCCCAAGACCTTAAAGCTCTGATTTATATCCTTTAGTGCATCCTTGAACTCCTTTTCACCTTCAATGCCTATTTTCAAGCCAAAATTGTCTGCCAGTATACCACCTCCTTCCTGGATTTTGGGCATAAGAAAAGACACTCTGTTAAAGAGAGTGCCTGTAAAAATTTAAAACCTATTAAGATAATGTACATTATAAAACGATTGCAAAATTACTTTTACACTTCAAACTTATACTGTACTGTTAACTAATCGAAATTGTTACCAATTTGATACTCTTTCTGTTTTTATTTAATGGTATAATATGTAAATACTATGTTTTTGCATAAAGGAGCTGATTAAATGAAAAAAGCTATTTCATTGGTTGTTGCAATTATACTCACAGTAATATCGGTTTCATGTACTTATCAAGGAGAAGATAATAAAAAAAGTTTGAATAGCAAAGAGGTCTCAAAAAGCACTGCTACTGTATCTTTGTCAAGTTCATCTAACGTAAAATTTGAATACTTTTTTAGAGGTTTTGTTACTTTAGTAGGGAATGACAAAATCAGTAATTATCCACGTGATCCATGGATAATAGAGACAGATGCTGACTGGCATGATTTTATGGATAAATATGTACCAGGGGCTCGTTATTTAGTATCCGTAGATTATTCAAAAGAAAGTCTTATATTTAGTCCTTTCTTCCCAGCGCAAGCCCCGTATTCCTACGGTACTGATATAAAAACATTTACTGTAGAAGATAAAGAATTTATACCGAAATATATTAAACATGAAAATGGAACAATAAATGATATATGTGTACAGAATATTGATGATATACTTCATGTTTTTGTAAACATAGTAAAAGTAAATAAAAAAGATATCCCAACAGATATCTCAAACAAATATCATAAAGATTGATTTTTTAATATGTAATTCGTTACACAAAAGACGCCTATAAATGGGCATTAGCCTACCAAGTATACAAAACAATATATCACATTTGTAAAAATCTTGATATAGATTGCTAAACACCAAAAGGAATTACATCATCAATAAACAGCTCTCTTTTCGGTTTAGCCAAACCATTAAACTGCTTGTGAATTTCCCATTGGTCCAGAAGTCCTCCAATGGGCATCAGCCAGACCTCGGCTTCATTTCTTCTTAGCTGTGTTACTCCATAATAAATAAGCCGGGCAAACAATTCTTCATCGCTTACCCGACTGACATGTTTTTTGTGCTGCTCTCCTCCGATTCGATGTACCTTTTGGTTCCCCTGTACATTGCTTCCATAATCACTTCTTTATATGCTGTAAGCTCAATAGGTGAGGTCAAAAGTTCTACTTCTTCCTCAGTCAGAAGCTCTCTTCTGTCATTTTTGTTCTGTAAATTGTGTATAAGCACACCTTGATTTGCCAATAGTGTAATAAGCCAGACTATTTCATCCAATGCCATTTCAAAGCTTTCTGATTTCATAAGTTTCTCGCCTAAGTTTTCAAGTCCTCCATACCTCTTGGCTATTTCCTTTGTTGCCTTGGTAGTCAGAATAAGTTGATACTCCATACCGCTTATTTCTATTAGGCTGCTGCGTTCATCCTCCATTTTAACTTCCTCCATTAAAAATACATATATACATATATAATAGTAGTAAATTATTTAGTTACGGTGCTTCTGTAAATACAGGCTCGTAAACCTTTGTAAACCATGAGCTTATTATTGTCCCGGTAACCCCTGTATCATCCTCACTCACCTCTGCCTTCCATGGATGATTGCCTCTTTCATCAAGCTTATTTCTTCTCATTACCGTTCCCTCAATTGTCGGTGTCTGAAAAGAAATGCTATCTCCTTTTGTTTGAAGGTTTGTTGCAGGAATACCGAATTTGACTCTAAACAGCCAGAAATACCGGTACTTTCCGTTTGCCTTCTTTGCTCTGAAGCCAATTGCTACAGGTGAACCGCCATCCTCACTGGTGGAGATTAATACCTTGTTGTCATCCAGAATCGCACCTGTTAGGTCTTCCGCTGCAGTCATTCCGATATCATCTATTCCAAGGGACAGCTTGCCGCTTTTGAATTCCTTTACCACCTCAGCCGCACCATCGTCTGCATATAGTACGGCTTCCGCAAGCTCAACGGATAAATCAGCTTTTATTGCTTTTGCCAGTGGTATTGGGATTGCATATGTTTCTATACCATCTACATCCTCAGTTATTTTTGAATAGTAAAGCCTATCCAGCCCAATTGTTGCCATTAAATATCCTCCGTAAATAAATTTTCCACCGCTACATCTATCGCATAGTGGTGGAATTTTGTTGCTGCTTCATATTCGACGTATCGCCTATCCGTTATAGTGAACTCGGCTGTTATCAATTGCTTTAATATTTTGTCAATTAAATCAAGGTAATTCCCCTTAATATACACAGCCAGCTCCATTTCGTTAATTTCAGCAAGAGGCCTGTCATTTGCAAAAGCAGAGAAGGTATCTGCTATCGGTATTAACACTATATATTCACTTGCGGTTCTCACTGGATTTTCAACAAGGGTAATAGGAATGTTAAGTAAAGCTAATGCCTTTATTATTTGCTGTGAAATACTCATAAAGCTTGAACCTCATCCTCCAAAGCCTTTTTCATTTCTTCTATGCAATTCTTTTTTGCTTTGGAGCCGCTTGGTTTTAGCCAAGGCCTTGCTACCTGATCTGACTTTCCGTGCTCCAGTACTGCCGCTTTCATTGCATTGGATACTCCCTTGGAGTCATTGCCCTCACAACCTACCTTTATCCCATAATTACCGTTGCTGTCTACAAAGGGCCGGGTTATTCTCAGGGATTTCAGAAGTTCTCCCTTGGCTTTTGAAGGTATCTTAGTCTCCTTGCCAATTGATGAAGATAGCTTTTCTTGGGCTGTTAAATATAAGGGCTGTGCTCCCCGTTCTAATACATGTTTTAATACTGTATCGCTCTTGTCAGCCAGATTTGTCATTTTATTCAGCATTTCTTCAGGCAGCTTAAAGCTCACTTTGGCCATTGGTATAAACCTCCCTTGCTATTATTGTGGTCATTCCAAGTCTGTCATCAGATAAAATTGAGATAATATCGAAGAGTCTACTGCCGCATCTTATTCGCATAAGTGTGTTTATTCCTGGGATATGTCTTATATATATCTTACTTGTGGCCTCCTCCACAGTCTGGTCTGAACCAAAATACTCCTTGCTTGATACTGGTGTTATATCTGCCCACACAGTAGCAAATTCCGTAAATGTTTCTTGATTAAAGCCATCCTCATCAGTCGCATTTATAGGATTTTCTATTGTTATTCTGTAGCGCATTTTACCTAGCTTCATTAAAACACCTCATCACGTACACCAAATAACAGCCCTGCCAGTGTTTTTATAAGTCCATTGTAATCGGCCTGTTCTCTGTTTTCATATAGATAGGTAACTCCATAAAGCACACCTATTTTAAGGGTTTCAGGAATTTTTTCTAGTGTATCTACTTTCTTACGTATAATATCCTCGCATAATAATTGTGCCGTATTGATAAGGTTTGCGATGAGAGCATCCTCGCTATCATTATCAAGTCTTAAATACAGTTTTGCTTCTTCCAATGTTACAAGCATACTCTCACCCATTCCTTAGATCCTGTTCTTTTTATTATAAGTTGGCTACGAAGTAGGCAATCTCATTATGAGTCGGCTACAAAGTGGACTATCTCATTTCTACCATCAGCCCTGCTGTTTTGAGCCTTCCAAGTAGCTGATTGAAATCCGATTTTAATCAGCTATTGATGTAGTATTCCGGTCTGCCTGCGCTTGTGCTGGCTTGAGTTCTATTCCGTCGATGATTAGACTGCCCTTGGTGGTTATTTCAAGTGTTCCACCAATTATTTTTTTCCCCGCCCGATTCTGTATTGTTTTTTACGTTACTCATATTCATCACCTATGCCTTCATTTGAAGCACTTTTATTGCTTCGGGAAGTACAAGCTTTCCGTCAACTCTTTGCATTGCCTTGAAGCCTACCTGACCTGTTGCTGCGAACAATTCGTTCAACCGTTGAAATGATCTTCCCTGTCTGTCCGCAATCCAATAGTAGCTGAAATCCCCAAAGGCAATAGGCTTAGCACCTGCAGAAAGTATAGGTACATAAGCAGATGTCTTTATTGGCTTGTTTAGGATGGTGTCTGGTGTGTTTGCTGTGATTGAGGGCTGCCATAGGTAGTCACCGCTTCCATTTTTGAGCTTTCTGATTGCCTTTACGGTTGCATCATTCATTACGAATACTGCATTTTTTCTGTAAGGTGATTTTAAGCTGTAGTAAAGGTCTATAACCTCATCTGCTGTAATTGCAGTTGAGCCTACCGCTGTTACACCCAGCTGTGCACCTCCTGTTGCATTTAATATTCCTGTTGGCTTACCGACTCCATCGCCTATAACAAAGGCTTCCTCCTCCTTTGCACCTATTCTTCTTGCAAATTCCTTTGCAATGTATTTCTCAAGATTAAATACACTGTCATTTAAAAGCTCCTCTGAAACCTTCAGCATTGTAACAAGCTTGTAGGCTCCGATTGAAATAAGTCCGAAGGAATCATCTGACTCAGGGGCATTTCCTTCCTCCTCTACCCATGAAGCTGTTCCCTTGGAAGCAACAATCGGAATTTTCTTATCTCCCGAGGAAGTGTTCATAATATTTGCTATCTGTCTGAATATATTTTCCTCCTCAAGACTTTCAATCAAGGTTCTTTCAAATTCATCAGGTGCAAGAACTCCCCCCTCGGAATCAGTTCCAACCTGCAAAGCATTATGTACCTCGAAGCTGTTTTTGTTTCTCATCAGCTTCCAGAACGCATCCTTATACTCGTTTGTAGATTTTGGGCTTATTTTACTTTTACTTTCCTCAAGGCTTGCATTAGGTAAAGTCCTGATTGCATTTGAGGTTGCCTTTGACAATTCTAAATCGAGCACTGCCTGTCTTTCCAGCCTATCTATCTCTTTTCCGAGATTTACAACATCAGCTTCCATCCTTTCATACTGCTCAGTATCCTCAGCAGACAACAGTCCGCTCTCGTTTCTTTTAGTGTCTAAAAAAGCTTTGGTATTTTCCCAAAGCTTGGCTCTTTTCTCTCGCAGTTCCAATATTTTATTCAATATGTATTCCTCCGTATTAATTAGTAAATTATTTATTGTGAATTTCTAATATTTTAATAGGTCAAGTCTTTTGTTTAGTACCTCATAAGGTGTTCCAACATCTTTTATTATTGTTGACTTGAATTTACTTAAAAGTGAGTTTGTTATTGCCATGTTACTAAATGTTATGGCTTGGCTTTCTACAGAATCCTTGTTCTGCTCAGAGAACAGTATATTATCTGCAAAGCCCAGTTCTACTGCTTTCTTTGCATTAAACCAAGTTTCCGAGTCCATGAAGTTTGAAAGCTTTACTCTTGATAGCCCGGTTTTAATTTCATAAGCATTTATAATGCTCTCTTTAACTTCTGACAGCATAGCAATTGCTTTTTGCATTTCTTCTGTATCTCCAAAAGCCATGGTCATAGGGTTATGAATCATAATAAGGCCTGTGGGAGAAATCAGTACTTCTTCACCAGCCATAGCAATTACAGATGCAGCGCTGGCTGCAATACCATCTATCTTTACAGTGACTTTCCCTTTATAGTCCATAAGCATGTTGTAAATCTGGCTTGCACAAAAAACATCACCACCCGGAGAGTTAATCCAGATGGTGATGTCACCATTTCCATTAAAAAGCTCACTCTTAAATTGTTTTGGTGTTATTTCATCTCCATACCAAGTTTCTTCTGCTATTGCCCCCTCTAAGTAAAGCGTTCTTGTATCATCCTCGTTCTTCACCCAGTTCCAAAACTTCCTACTCATTTGCTCCCTCCATTTCATTCTTATTCTTGTTGGCAAAGGCTCCTGCATCAACAAGCTTTGTCATGTTCCCATTAATCAGATACAAATCCCCTCCTAGCTCCTCAGAAATTCTATTCATGTTTTCAAGCTCTCTTATATCATTGGCAGATAACCAGCCGTTCTGCCTTCCAACCGCATACCCATTCATTCGGCTCTGGTAATCACCTCGGAGCAGCCCGTCCACATTAAATTTGACAAAGTACTCTTTCTTCTCGTCTTCACTAAACAGCACTCTTTTTATTGACTGCTCCCAGCGAACTACCCATGGATCAAGGGTGTACATTACGAATTCCAGAGACTGCTGCTCTATGTTGGAAAAACTAGACTTCTCAAGGTCACCTATCATATGAGGCGGTATTCTGAAAATCCTTGCAATCTCATTGATTTGAAATTTCCGAGTTTCTAAAAACTGTGCCTGCTCTGGTGGAATTCCAATGCTCTGAAACTTCATGCCCTCCTCTAACACAGCAACCCTGTGGGCATTGGAACTTCCCTGATATACACTGTTCCAACTTTCTCTTACCCTTGCCGGGTCTTTAACCACACCGGGATGCTCAAGAACACCTCCCGGATTGGCACCGTTTGCAAAGAATTTAGCACCATATTCTTCAGTGGCAATTGCCATACCTATTGCATTCTTAGCCATAGCAATAGGTGAATAACCTATGAGTCCATCAAAACCAAGTCCGGGAATGTGCAGAACCTCATAACTTTTTAGGGGATAACTTTGTCCTTCTTTGTTGTATATGTAATAAAGTTCACCTTTTTCAGTTCTGTCTACGGTCATTTTGTTAGGAAGTAAAGGATACAGGGCTATTACCTTTCCTCTTCCATCCCGGATTATCTGAGCGTATGCATTTCCCCATAATAAAAGATGACCCATAAGTGTTTCACGGAACACAAATGAAGTCATCTCGGGATTAGGTTCATCTGCAAGCAGATGATATATTTGATGTTCTGTTGCTTTTTCCTTACCATGTTGTGTGTAACGATATGTATGCAGTGGTAAAGATGCTATTGTTTCAGCTAGTATTCTGACACAGGCATACACTGCTGTGGTTTGCATCGCTGTCCGTTCATTTACCGTTTTGCCGCTTGTGGTACTGCCAAAAAAATAGCTGTATGTGCTTCCGGGCAAGCTATTTTTAGGGCCTGCTCTTGCTTCAAAAAATCTTGATAGTAATGGTAGTTTCATTCTCGTTCCTCCTAAAAATGGGCATAAAAAAGCACCCATATATGAGTGCTAAACAATTTATTTTAGTTGTAGTTTAATTGACGCTTTTTTTAACATTTCAATAGCTTTAGGATCATCTTTATTTATCCTATCAGAATCAATAATATAATTTAGGGATTCTAAAACCTTATTATCTCTAGCAATTCTCAGTAGAGCATTAACTCGTACCCTTGTATCCCCATAGTCACTACTCTACCCTGATAGTTAAAAACATCCTTTATAAAGCAGTTGCATAAATAAGTGGGTATGCTGTTAATGCTCCTCTTCAATATATATGGAATCAAGAACAAATCCTAATAATCCTTCGATATGACCTCTTTCTCTTGAATTGCTTACTCCAATGTATTTAAAGTAACAGTTGTCTTTAATCCACTTTTTGGCTTCTTCATAGTTAGTTATTTGTGGAAATCTCTCATTATCTTCAACTAAATATTTTTTCAATCTAGCTGTCGATTTATTACCTTGTAAGTGATTAGTATAAAGCCTTCTTCTTAGTTTTTTAGTCCTACCAACATATAAAGTTTGATCTGTTGTTTTATCAAAAATTGCATAAACAACTGCTAAGTCATCTTCTAACATACTTGGCAACAAATCACCGAAGTAATACTTCGTAGCATTTTGGAGTTCGGAACAAACAGTCTCTATTTCTTTAGTCTTTTCATCTGTTAAATATATCAACATTGGCATCCTACTCATTGATTTTCCTCCATAATAATAACCTTCATGAGCAACTGGTCTAAAGATGTGTTAACCTCATTTTCTCAACCAGCTATCATTGAACTTATCTCTAAATTCCTCCATTACATCTTCGAAACGTGTTAACCCCTCAGCCTTCAAGTGCTTAGAAAATGTAATTGCATTTTCTGTCGCAAGCGCTGACCAAAAATATTGAACCATTTTTTCTGCGCTAAGCCTGCCCATTCTCCCAACTGTAAGATTAACCCCGCTCTTAATCTTTGCAGGACATTTCTTTGAATCTAGGATAGGATCAAATACCTTGTTGTGAAGATATTGCATAAGTTCTTGCTCTTTAGTCATATTCATGCGCCTCCTTGTTATAGCTATTTTTTTAAACGGATTAATTCTGTTGCAGCTTTAAGCCTGCGTTCTGGGTCTGCCGACTTCAATTCTTCTTCAAGTACAGTCAAAGCGTCACTAAATAAACTGTCTAACCTTTCAGTATTCTCTTTATTCAAAGATAACTGCTTACCGGTAATCTTATCTAAGCCCGCTTCTTCAATAGAATCTGGGAATTGACATATAGTGTTTCTATTGCTAATTAGTTTTTGGATACTGCTTTCAAGCTTTGTTATAAGTACTCGGTCTGTCCATTCAACATTTCTTCTATGGCACATACCATCTTCTTCATTGTCATATTGTTGTTCATATTTATATTCTCCCACAGTCCCTATATACACCCAGCCCTTTTCAGCTATCAGTACAACATCACCAGTTTTCATCGTATTTGAAAAAGTGTTCACTTGCCCTAATGCATTTCCCAACTTATGACCTGTATAACCATAGGTTTGTTCAAGTCTTTTACGTATTTCATCTGTCGATACTTGGGTCAAATCTCCTATACCCGGCCATCCTATGCAGACAAATTTCTGATCGACAAATTCTCGAATCCTTTCGATCCCATGTGGCTTTGTTTTCATTTGAAAAATATTCATAATCATACTCCTCTTCCATCGCATCCATCAGGCTTCCTTACGTTTATCTACGATTAATATATCATAGTAATATTTTCCTGTCAATAACTTTTTTCATGATGAATCCTCATGGTTTCATGATGAATTACCACGCAAGGAAGATGTGTAACTTTTATCATAGTACTAGTATCCCTCTCTCATCATAAACACTACCCTTATTTTCATTCCTTATTGCTCTGTCCAGTGCCATAATAAGCGCGACTGCACCATCTATTCGTTCGGTACTCTTTTCTTTATCGGGTTTGATGTTACCCGCCGGGTCAATTTTCACATAGATGTTATCCATCATCCAACGTAGTACAGGATTGCCTCCGTGAGCCATTCTTTTTTCTAGTGTCAGTTTCATTAATTCCTTGGATGGCGGAGACATGTCCTTGTAGCCTTGTCCGAAGGGAACTACTGTAAAGCCCATCCCCTCAAGGTTCTGAACCATTTGGACTGCACCCCAGCGGTCAAAGGCTATTTCTTTTATGTTATATTTTGTTCCTAATTCTTCAATAAATGTTTCAATAAATCCATAGTGAACAACATTTCCTTCAGTTGTTTTTATATAGCCCTGTTGTTCCCATACATCATATGGCACATGGTCCCGTCTTACTCTTAACTTCAGATTATCATCAGGTATCCAGAAGTATGGTAGCACTATGTATTTTTCATCTACTGTTCTTGGGGGAAACACAAGTACAAAGGCTGTAATGTCGGTGGTACTTGAAAGGTCAAGCCCCGCATAGCACTCCCGACCTCTAAGTGAGTCTATATTTATCTTGAATGCACACTCATCCCATTTATCCATAGGCATCCAGCGGGTAGACTGCTTAACCCATTGGTTAAGTCTTAGCTGTCTGAATATATTTTCCTCAGCAGGGTTTTCCTTTGCACTTATGTATGCATTTCTAACCTTCTCAATATCAATTGTATGTCCAAGAGAGGGATTGGCCTTGTACCAGTTTTGTTCGCTACCCCAGTCGTCATTTTCTTCTATTCCATATATAACTGGGTAAAAGGTATGATCAATTTTTCTGCCATCAATAATATCCTGCGCCTTTTGATGTTGTTCATAGCATATGGAATTTCTGTCCGTTCCGGCTGTGGTTATAAGAAAAAACAGCGGTTGAAGTCTTGCATCACCGCTGCCCTTGGTCATTACATCAAACAGCTCCCTATTTGGCTGACTGTGAAGTTCGTCAAATATAACGGTATGAACATTAAGCCCATGCTTTGTATATGCCTCCGCCGAAAGTACCTGATAGAAGCTGTTTGTAGGTTTGTACACCAACCGTTTCACTGACATTACAGGTTTTATTCTTTTCTTTAAAGCCGGGCATTGATCAACCATGTCCACTGCCACGTCAAAGACAATTGCCGCTTGCTGTCTGTCGGAAGCACAGCCGTATACCTCGGCTCCCCATTCCCCGTCACCACAAGTCATGTATAAGGCAACACCTGCCGCAAGCTCGGATTTACCGTTCTTTTTTGGTATTTCTACATAAGCTGTGTTGTACTGCCGGTATCCGTTTTCTTTTACTGTTCCAAACACATTTCTGATAATTTTGTCCTGCCAGGAAAGTAAATCAAAGGGTACTCCACGCCACTGACCCTTTGTATGCTTTAAGCAGTTGATAAAGTTAATTGCATGCTGTGCTTTTGCTTCATCATACACTCTTCTTACCCCCGCTTAGCAGTATTAATTCCATTGGATCGTTTACCTCCTGCTGATTACTGTCGCTGACTATTCTGCTTCTTGCAGACGGTGTAAGTCCAAATTGCTCACAGAATTTGTTCATTATTTTTAAATATGTCTGGGCGATGGATACCTGTGGCACCTGCTGCCAGTACCCTGAAGGGGTTTTTACTATTGTTCCGTGCTTTGATATAAATTCTTCGGCTTCCTTCCATCTTGCATATGCCTGGCAATAGCCTGCAAAGACTGCCATATCCACCTCTGTCAATATTCCAAGCTGCTCAAGTTGCTTTGCTGTTCTTTTCCATTCCTTTTTCGCTTCATTGTCCAGCCACATTGGGCATTTGGGTGCCTTTCTTTTTGGTTTGGGCTCTTTTTTATTCAATTCCCGTTTACCGGGGTTTCCCTCAAGCTCTTTTATTGCCGTGGGTATTGGCTTTCGCCCTCTCTGTGCCATAGATATCACCTCCATTCTGAAAAGTATCTTGTATGGAAAATTCCCCACAAGAAAAGGGCCTACCTAAGTAAGCCCCTCAAATGTATTTATATATTTATCTGGTAAATGTAAACCGACTATTTTCTAGTTCAGTTACCTCCCGGTTGTTTTCAGCAATAGCTTCTCTAAGTGTCCGTAGCAGAATTTTATTATCTCGATACCCTTTCCATATAACATCAAGATAGTAGCTCGAAGGCTGTGCCGGAAGTTCTTCGTATTGCTTTGCCATCACATACACCATTGCTTGTATATTTCCGTCTTTTGTTTCTACCTCAACTTCTTTTTTTACATACAGCCTTGGATACCCTTCGTATATATCCAGTGCCTTTTCACAATCCGGGGTTATCTCCCACAAAACTATGGGTACTGTTCTGCCTTGCATTTTTTCTATGTTTGCTACTCCGGTGTTTATTCCTCTGAAGGTCAGCCTGTAATTCAGAAGCTTTCCTGTTCCTATTACCCTGGCATTGGGACACCTTCTACGCATTTGTTCAATGTTCATGTTTGAACCGTAGGCCCCATATATTTTTGTTGTTTTCTTCATTGTATCTTTTCTCCTTGTTGTTTGAAGTGAGGGCCATTCCTGCCCTCACAAGCCTTTTTTATCTATTCCTTTATCACCTTCAAGCTGCATTTCGCCAAGCCGAGTTTCCTTGTAGGTTTGTAAGTAAGTGAAGCCTGCAGGTTTCAAATTCCTCTCCGATAAGCCCCAACCTCAGCATCCAGCATCTAAAGGTGTACTTTTCATTATCTGTTTGGGTCCTTTTTGCACTTGCCGACTTTTGTGTGATTGCCTGATGGCTTATTGCCAGACAAAACTGTATGTATGCTTTAATCTTTCCGGCATGGGTTGTCCCATTGAAAAGCCTGAACTCGACTGTTCCCTTGTCAAAAACGCTGTGAAGGTTAAGCCCGTGGTATCTGCTGTTGTGGTAGTGTCTGTTTCTGTTTTCGTAACCGTAGCCTGCATACCAAATGTCTGCCAAAGCCTCCAGAGTCTTTGGTTTCTTCTTGTTAATGGTGGTTATAAGGTCTTCGTTAACCTTTTTGCAGTATCTGAGTCTGGCAGGGTCTATTTCAAGACTTTTATAAAGTAAGTCTTCTTTGCTTGCCATCAGGTTTATCAAGTTTTTCAGGCTTGTGGGAGTGTGTTTTTCTGCATCAACATGTATGTGAATCCCGCATTGATATTTGCTTTCACTTAATGCTCCAGCATGTCTTAGCTGTCTTACAAGTTCCTGAAGGGTTCCAATATCCGCGTAGGTTAGAATCGGGCTGACCAACTTTACGCTGTATTCTCTTGTTGCCGAAACTATTTGGCCCTTTACCTTTTTGCTTGCTATGATGCTTGCATCGCTTACAAATTTCCAACTCCGTCCGTCTGGCATTGTAACTCTGTATTCATCGTATGTACCACCATGGTATTCAAGCTTTGCTCTCTCTCCGAAAAACCTTGTTGCAACCTCAGCAGCCTTTGCTCTTGTTATCCCTGTCATTTCAATTTCGATCCCAAATCTCTGTGTTTTCATTTTACCCCGCCCCTCCCAAAGTAAATATTTTCCTTTTGTTAGTGTACATATTAGCTCTGAAAGAGGCTTATATCCAGTCATTTAGAGGGATTATATCAACAAAAAGCACAGCTCTTTATTGTTGATTTTTCACGTTTCATGAAAAATATTCTCCGGCGGTTTTTGTGTTTCTAAATGCTCCATTGCCACTAAGGTTTTGAAGAATTACTTCTCTTGCTTTTTTATATTCCTTACCCTTAAGCCCAAGCCTAATTAGCCAAGTTCTCATTGTAAACTTCTCATTGTCGGTGTCTGTGGCCTTGGGTAACGCGTATTTTAATTCCTTGGCACTGTTACTCAGAAGGGATACAAAATATGTGTACGCTTGGAGTTTGTGAGGTTCTTGTAGGTTACCTGCGAATTTGAAGGTTATATTTCTATTGTTAAAATCAAATTCTAACCCTCTGCAGCAACCTTGTCCGTGATCGTGTAATGCCTTTTGAAAATCCTCCAAGGTTTGAATCTCAGTTTTGTTTATGTTTGAGATAAAATCCGTGCTCACAATATCCGTTTCTGCATCAAAGGCTTTCTTTATAAGAATCTGCTTACTGTAAATCATATTTACAAGGTTTCTTAAGGTCACACCCGTATGGCCCTCCATTGGGAGCGCCACTTCTAATTCCAGTATTTCGGTTTCATTTACAGCCTCATTTACGGCTGTCATTTTCGGCCCATTGAGTAGTCTTTCAAGTTCAACCACCGTACCATCTTCTGTTGTTATCCTCCCGACTCTGTCAATCATTAGGATTTCTTCTGGCCCTTCTATCTGATAAGCAAAGCTTGGTGCTCCCATGTATTTTGCTTTAACTTCAAAGTGTTTCTCTAATGCTTTTATAATCTCTTTTCTATCCATGAGTGACCTCCTGTAATTTTTGTTATTACATATATCACTCTAAAGTACAGGATTAGCAAGTATTATACAGAGGAAAGCCGAGCTTATTTTACTCAACGCTATTATCCCTTGTGATATCACTATATTGGGTTTTAACTCCGTCTCGTATAAGGTAAACACCGCTGTCACTTCCAACCTGTTCTATGTATCTTTTTACAATAACATCAGAATACTTTTCATCCAGCTCAATAGTGTGGCAGATACGGTTTGTCTGCTCACAAGCCATCAAGGTTGAACCGCTTCCACCAAAGGGGTCAAGAACTATGCAGTTGCTCATGCTGCTGTTTGTTATAGGGTAAGCACACAGTGCAATGGGCTTCATTGTCGGATGCAAATCATTCTTCGATGGCCTGTCAAAGTTCCATATGGTACTCTGCTTTCTGTCTCCGTACCAGTTGTGTTTGCCGTCCTTCTTCCATCCGAAAAGCACTGGCTCATGTTTCCACTGATAAGGACTCCTGCCAAGCACTAAGCTCTGCTTAGCCCAAATACACACACCTGACAAATACAAACCTGCTTCCTTGAATGCCTTTCTGAAATTTAAACCCTCTGTGTCTGCATGGAACACATATATTGATGCATCCTTTTCCATAGACTCTGCCATATTAGTGAAAGCCTTTAAGAGGAAATCGTAAAATTCCTCATTCTTTAGGTTATCATTTTGTATCTTTCCTGCCTTTGCCTCGTAAGCTACATTATACGGCGGGTCCGTTACAACAAGATTTGCTTTCTGACCATCCATCAAAACATCATATACATTCGGGTCGGTGCTGTCTCCACATACGAGCCTGTGCCTGCCAAGGAGCCAAACATCGCCTTTCTGTGTAATAGCCGGTTCTTTCAAAGCTTCCTCTACATCGAAGTCATCCTCCTTGACTTCCTTCGAGTGTACATCATTAAAAAGCTGATCTATCTCAGGAGGGTCGAACCCGGTAAAGGATACATTGTAATCCAGCGACTGTAAGTCCTTAATCAAATCAGCCAGCAGTTCTTTATTCCATTCACCGCTGATTTTGTTAAGAGCAATATTTAAAGCCTTTTCCTTGGTCTTATCAATATCTATAATTACACAGTCTATTTCATTAAAGCCTAATGTTTTCAGTACTGATATTCTCTGATGCCCACCAATCACCGTTAAATCCTTATTTACTATAACCGGGTCAACATATCCAAACTCATTTATGCTGTTTTTTATTTTTTCAAATTCTGAATCACCAGGTTTTAGTTTTTTCCTTGGATTATAATCAGCAGGCACTAGGGTATCTATTTTTAATTTTTTAAATTCCATCTTCCTCATCCTTCCAAAACCTTGATTTTATATAACAGTTGTGGCTACAATATTTTCTGTTTCGATTACCATAGCAGGTGAATTCCTTGTTACAGTTGGGACAAATGTATTTATATATGGCGGATTCTTTTTTATTCCGCTTGTCCTGGTTTTCATTCCACCATTTCCTGCGACATTCTTCAGAACAGAACCGTTTACTTCTTCCCCGCTGATTTTGAACAAGTGGCTTGCTACAGCGGGCACATATAAGATGTTGATTTATTTGCTCATTTACATTGAGTGATACAGCCTTTGAATCTCCGGCAAGACCGTTGCGCTTACAATAACCTCTGATACTGTCTCTTGAAATACCGAGTATTGCGGCAATAGCCTTGTACCCTATTCCCTTAAGCCTTAGTTCATGTATCTGCTGCTTCTCAACCTCAGTCATTCTTATATCCCTTTCTGCGTAAACAGTATTTAAAAAACAACGCAAAAAACGCTTAAAGCAACTATTTTTTATAGTCTTTTAAGCGTTTTCTTTATCATTGCTTACATGCTAAATTTATTATAAAGCCATTGATTTTTCAGGACTTTAAAGTGATTTAATTGAAATGGGGCATTAATACCTTTTTGCAAAACGAAATATCCCATATGCCTCGTGTCCTGTGGCTTTCCATCCCTATTCTCATCTTAATTGATATCCCCCCTTGCTTAATTCTGCGAAAATTCGCGTCAAGGGGGGCGGCGGTTGCGGCTCTAGGGTTTGCAGAGATTTGAGGGGCCCTAGGCTTAATTCCTTGTTACTAATAAACTACACATCTTTATAATTAAATTTAGTGTTTATATAAGATATTATGCTGTATATTCTTAGCATTTCATGGATCTCAAACTCTTCGTAATTATTATAGACTGTGACACCTATCTTTATATCCGGCTTATGTTCCTCTAGTATTTCAATAGAACCTACATTATTTTCTTCAAACTCAATTAGCATGATGTCTTTATTACCATCTTTTTCTTTGAGTTTCATTCCGTACATTAAATTACTTCCGATAACTTTAAACATATCATCTACAGTTTCCAAAAAAATATCAAATCTGATTTCTTGGAGTTGATTTAATATTATATCTAATGATTCTATTTTCTCTTTGTACCATTTTTGTTTCGGGTTTAAAGATTTTTCTAATGTTTTTAAATTGTTTATAATTTCTTTAACTTCTGTTACTTCTTTCTTATTTTTTACCAACTCATCTTTTATTTTACTAATTTCATCTTTAATTTTTTTTACTAAATCAATTAACATGTCTCTCTTATCTTCCATTAGCGACACCCCCTTTATATATGCCTATTTAGAGGGGGTGCAAAATATTACAGGTTACAACAATAAATATTCTTTAGAATTTATACTCCTGATATCTATCCTCGGTCATTGTCTTCCTATCATGACATCGCTTGCAAAGTGCCTGCCAGTTGCTCTCATCCCAAAAGAGTTCCTTATTACCTCTGTGGGGAACAATGTGGTCAACTACCGAAGCCTTTACCATCTTTTTATTCTTAAGGCAAGATACACACAAAGGGTGGCTGCTCAAGTACAGCTTTCTTGCGATTCTCCATTTGCTGTCATAGCCTCGTTTCTCTGCACTTTCACGTTTATTAATAGTTAAGCTGCTGTGCTTATCACAATAACTTCCACTTGTAAGTTCGGGACAGCCCAGGTGCTTGCAGGGTTTTTTACATTTGTATGGCATTTAATCTTTTCGCCTTTAGTTGAGAAAAAGTCTTTGCAGTATACCTGCAGAGACTTTTTCTTGGAATAGTTATTTTTTCATATTACTATTATATCGGATTCACTTTGGACATTTTTGGACTTTTGAAGACTTTTTTGGACTTTTACTATCCAATTTCAAAAAAATCTTTATCAAGATAATATCCTAGTTTCGTTTGCCTCATATAGCACAACGCTTTGATAAAGTTACTTTTGATTGTATTCGGTAGGCAAACCTGATTTTTTCTTTCCTTTCTTGCTTTCCTGTAAGATACACGTTCTTCTCGTATATGGGTTTTAGTTAAATATACATAGTGTACTTCTTCCTGGTCATATCTGCTATAGGCTATGTAATACTTATCTATCCACATTTGAAATTCACCATTGTCTATACGTATTGTCCTAGGTATTGCCTTATTTATATATTTTAGCAATAATTTTATTTCAGGCAGAGTTATGCCAAACCTCTGTGCTGTCTTTTCTGCATATATCATCAAGGTAAAGTCGTTCAAAGTTTTGTTCATTACACTTTACCTCCCAGCATTACTTTTTCCATAGCTTTTAAAGCTCGATTATGTATTTTGTAAATGTATGAGGTTCTGTAATTCATTTTTGCGGCGATTTCTTCCCATGTATTAAAGCACAAATACCTTAGTTCCAACAATATTCTGTTTTCAAAGTTGTCCAGTTTTTGAATGTTACTTGAGATTTCTACTTTTAAATCTATGAATCTGTCAATGGTTCTATTTATTTCATCTTCTGCCACTACTATTTTGATTATGGCATTTTCCATTGGACTTTTTTCTTTAGTACAGGATACTCTTTCTTTGCCAAAGGAAGATGTTATTTTAGAAGTCAATGCCTTCAGCTGCTCCAATTGTTCCAATTGGTTATTTATTCTTAAATTCATTCTATAGGCTTGTCCTAAATATGTTTTAGCGTTCATAAGCGCACTCCTTCAGGTTTTCAAGTATTATTTTTACTTCCAGAACACTTGTAACCTTGTAGGCTTTGCCCTTTGCTTCATTGATTTTTTTAATCGTTGCTTCCTGCAGCTTTGTTAGTTTTCCCGATGCTGTTTTTACTTCAAAGGCCACAAACTTGCCTCCAATACAGCAAATGATATCAGGAATGCCAGCTGTTCCGTACATGCCGCCGTGTTCATTCCAACAGAAGCAATCTGGCACAGTCTTTAAGTAATTTATTATTGCATTTGTTATTTGTTTTTCTGCCATAGCTTTTTAACAGAACCGTCAATACCGGGATGACCGGGTATTATTATACTCTTTATATATCTTTCTTTTTTTCTTCTATATATATCTTATTTTCACTTTTAACGCTAAGAAATAAGAAAAAGTCGGTTTTCCCGGTCATGTTGGTCATATAATTAACAGTCCTGTCCCTTTCCTCCTTCACAATAAGTGATGCCTTTCCATGTTCTCCGCTTTGAAAGCCTGTCTCTTCCTCTTTTTATACTTTGATGGTTGCTTTCGATTTCCTTGTTGAAGTTGGCTTGTGACAATGGCAGCATCCCGGCATTGACGCAGTATTCCTTATACCTTGAAAACAAGTCATCCCTCACCATTTCGACCTTCTCGTCAAGTTCGCAGTACTCATCCACAAAGGAAAGAGCACTGTTGCTTTCCACACGGTATCGTTGAAGTTCAGCCTTCGTCCTGTCGGTTTCACTGAATTCGTAGCTGTTGTTAATCAGCCTTTTCAGTCCTTCTAAGGCCCACATTAATATACCGTCACGTTCTGCCGACAGCTTCTCACGAAGATTTGGGTCACGTTTGTTCTTTGGAACCGAGCTGTCAAAGCGTATTATAATAAGCCTTCTGTAAAATCCATCGCTGCGGTCACCATAGTTTTTGGGAATCTCATTACAGGAAAACAACAGCTTTGCATATGGCCTGAATGTAAATGGGTCCTTGTTTTTACGCTCCCCGGTGATATAGTCCTCTCCTGTAAGGGCCTTGAACATTCCGTTGTCGTCAATGTTCTTTGAGGGCAAATCAGCAAATATGTTAGCCAGCTTGCCAAACAACTCAGCCTTATTGAAACGATCACCCAGACTCTGCCAAGGTATGTTACTTACATTTTCGCTCCCCAACAGGATTTCCTGTGCTACCGACAACAACGTGGACTTTCCTGCATTTGGAGCACCTACAAATACAAAGGATTTTTGTGCCTTGTTCACTGGAATCAGAAGGTATCCGAATATTTCTTGCATTAGATTTATTTCCTCTTGATGCAGTATACTCTCAAGAAAAGCTATAAAATTTGGACATTTCGCATCTTCTCTGTAGGTTGCCATAATCTGAACTGTTGAATAGTACTTAGGGGTATGGGGCTTAAAGGCACCATCCAGTACGTTATACAAACCGTTCTGCACATTGATAATAAATGGGTTGCAGTTTATTTCCCTTACCGGCTTTCTGATGAGCATCTTCCATTGGCCCACTGTATCGTTTATTGCGGTCATACTGGCATACCGCGGTATCATAAATTCACGGACTTTTGCTAGAGCCCACAAATCCTCACTGCTACTATAAACACCATGTTCGTAGAAATAATAGCTTCCGGCTCCATAGAAGGCATCAACATTTTTTGCCATATGGTTTGCAAGAAGTCCTGATATAAGCCTGAGACCACCGTTTTCGGTTATTTCATACCATTCAGGCAGTTCAAGTTCCGCTGGCATGTGCTTTGTTTGGGCGTTGTCCAAATATTTTCTATAGATATCCTTATGGAGTGAAACTAGCGGCTTAACATCTGAGGCCTTCAGACCGAAGTGTCCTTTAACCTCGTAGTTGATAAAGGCTTCAGCTATTACGGAATCCACATTATACAAGTATTCTTTCACGAACTCCTGCGCCGCTTGAATATTCTCAACTGCATTTCTTTTCACGTCCAGCTCAGATAAAAACACCCTGAGTTCTTCTATATTGAGGGGCTTGAAGCAAAGTGCTGCCGGAGACTTGCAGCTGCACCTTCCATCAGTAAGCTTTGGGCATTTGAATCCCTTGTCCGATATGGTTTTACAGGTAATTGGCTTAGTTCCGCTTTCTAGATAGTGATGTATTTTTTGCTGTGTTTCATTAGGGTTATATTTTGGATAGTTCTTAGATAGCTGGTGAATTACCTTGTCACCACCCTCAAATACAGTAAGATTTGTAATCATTGCATACCAGTCATGTTCCGAAAGAGAAGCTGAATTGTTATTGCAGTGCTGTATGAATTCGCACCTTCGTCCTACAAGTGTCAGTCCTTTTCGACTGCCAGATAGTGTATTGTTTTTACTAATCACCGTCTCGTTTTCTATTTGGGGCAGTACCGCTTCAAGCTCTGCCTGTGTATACCTGAGTTCAGGATTGAATTTGATACATTCCACCATGACAGGTTCGCCCTTACAATGATTAAAACCGGGAAGCCGCAGTACGCGGCTCTCGTTTATACAAGAACTATCTCCGCTAAAATGTGCCGCCAGACGTTTTTGCACTCTTCGGAAGGCTGAAACATCTGCATCTTTCATCAGCCAATATGTATGAAGAGACTTTTGGGTTTTGACTATAAATGAAGGCTCAATAGGAAATGCTTTAATCTGTGCCATCTGCTCATCAAGACTCAAGCTGTCATTCTCCACAAACTGTGCATTGATTCTGGTAATGTCCCTGTCCTCATGCCCGCCATAGTTGACCACAAAGAATATTCCTCGATTCTGCTGGTTGTGCTTCTTTAAGTTCTCAATCGATGAAGCTATTTTCCCCGCCTCATATTCAAGCTTAAGCCCTTTAAATGCAGTGCCTTTTTTATCTGAAAATATCCTTATGCATACTGTTTCACCGGAATCAAACATGGGCTTTACGAATTCCTCCAGCGGTATGTTCAGGGCTTTATGCATTCTTTAAGACCTCCTCGCACCTGTCGCTAAAGTATCGTATTGTTATGTTCCGTTTGGCTGCTTTTTCAAGCTCAACAGCCATACCTTTTGAAACCCTGTTACCAAAGCACCACAGTTCCTCACATTTACTCATAAGAACAAGTCCCATAAATATTCCAAGGTTTCTCTGTTCCTTGTCATCATCATCCAGAAATTGCGGGAACAAAAGGTGTGGAGCTATAGGTATGGTATTTCTTGATACTGCAAAGCGTGAATAGCCTCTTGCCTTGTTTATGTTATATTCCGTATCACCTGCGAAGGGTGAGCATATGTAAACCAATGGCTTGTACTTCTCTCGTTTGGCCTGTCTCTCTATTTCCAATAATGCTTCATATGGTGTGGGATCATAATATCCCTCGTGGTTATATTTACTAATACTCATATATTAAACCTCCAGTTCCTTCATATCTCCAAAATTTTCTCCAACTGCAGCCTCAGCCAATATTGGTACGTCGAAGCCTTCAAAAGGTACAATCTCCATGCACTCCTTAATAAACCGGGCAGCTTCTGTAACTTTTTCGTGGGGTACTTCAAATACAAGCTCGTCATGAATTTGAAGCAAAGGCTTTAACCATTCCCGTTCATAAAGCCCGGACAGAATTCGGACTATAGCAAGCTTTAAAATATCTGCTGCTGTACCCTGAATAGGGGTATTTAAAGCACACCGTTGTGCAAAGCTCTTCTTTCCCCAGTCATCGGAATTGATGTTGGGAAGGTATCTTCTCCGTCCAAGATATGTTTCTGTATATTTTTGAATAGCAGCTTTTTTCTTCACATCATCCTGCCATGTTGTCAGCATGGGATAACCTAACTTTAGGTTAGATATAATCTGCTCACATTCCGAAAGTGAGGTATCCAGTCCTGCCTTGAATTTAAGAGTTCTCTGAAGGCCCTTTGGAAACAGCCCAAAAAATGTACCGAAATTGCAGTTCTTTGCAATCGTCCTTCGTTCCTTATATTGCTCTGCATTTTTATCAATAGCCTGCGGAAAAGGTATTTTATATATAACGCTGGTTGTCTGTCCGTGAATATCTCCACCTGTCCGGTAGGTTTCAAGCATTTTATTATCCCTGCAGAAAAATGCACCCACACGAAGCTCTATCTGAGATAAGTCTAAAGACAACAGCACATTCCCCTTCGAAGCCTTTATAAAGCTACGAACACCCACAGGGTCATTGTCCTTACGGGGGCAGTTCTGAAGATTTGGCTTTCTGCATGCAAACCTTCCGGTGTCTGTTCCAAGGGGAAAAAGGTCTGGATGTATCCTCCCGGTTTCACTGTTTATATAATCTAAGTATCCATCAATATATGTAGATTTCAGCTTTCCCCACTTCCGATACTCCTGTACAAGTTCAAACAGTTTAATAAGCTCTGGCCTGTTTTCCCTGCACCAGTCTGACAGCAGGATCATTGCTTCATCGTCTGCTGCCTCTTTGTATTTTGCTGTGGTCTTTAGCACCGGGAGCTGCAAGTCCTTGTATAGATAGTTCTTAAAAGCTGCCGTCCCTGCATTTTCACCCATGTCCACATCACCGATAAAGAAGGCTATTTCCTCCTTTATTTCTGCCAGCTTCTTCTCTGCTTCTTTTTGTTTTGAAAGCATTAACTCTCTATCCATCAGCAGGCCATTGTGCTTCATAATCCCCACATACACAGCTGTAGGTGACTCCAGCTTTTCAACTATATACCGATGTTTTGGAAGAAAGCGGTCAAACCACTTATTGAAGGTGTGGTATAGCCGTAGTGCAAAATCCGAATCGGCACAGGCATAGTGTATTGTTTCAAACTCCTGAGGATCAAGTTCGTCAAAATGTTTGCCACTTGTCACTTCCTCGAATCTTGGGAGTTCTATACCGTACAACTCTGCGACCAATGTTTTCAGGCCACTGTCAGAAAGGTTTCTGAACTCGGTATTGCTTTTGAGTGTTAACTGGCTTGCTTCCATGGTGTCATAGCAGGGAGACTTCACTATTATTCCAAGATGATAGAGGAACATGGCTTCAAAGTTCAGGTTGTGTGCAATCTTGATAATATCTCGGTTTTCAAACAGCCCGGTCTTCAAGTAGTCAAATACTTTTTTAGGGTTCTCAATATTTTTCCCTGTTCTGTGTCTCAACGGTATGTAAATTCCGCTACTTTCTTCTACGGACAAGCTGATTCCTGTAATAACTGCTTTGTACGGGTCAAGTGCCACTTTGTCACAGTCTCTGAATCTATCGGTTGGAGAGGTTTCAAAGTCAAAAGCTATTAATTGTTTGTTATTTATGTACTCCTGTATTTCTTTTATATCTAATACGCACTTGTAATCCATATCTTAGTATTAACCCTTTCTGCTCTCATAGTGGGAAAGGTGTTTATTCCACCATTTCTCCACTGTGAGAGCAATCTGCTACCTGAGTGGTTCTATTACCTCGCCTGTTTCCAAGTCAATTGAATCAACATTTGTTGTAACTCCATCCTCTGAACCTAAATCCATATCATAACCAACATTTTTACTGTAGGCTTTAATCTGCTCGGATAATGTGCTTATCAGGGAAAATTCCTCTGTGGTCAGTTGTCTATCGACCGTGAACTGTGCCTGGGAATATGCAATTCCGCCGCTGTTTACCGCCTTTTTCAGAGAGAATTTTGTTACCACACAGTTTGACTTTCTTCCCTTTGACAAAAGACGTTTGATATACTTGGTGAATTCCTTTAGTGAGCCGGTAGGAAGTGAAAGTAGCACGGGGAATATTTCACCCTCCCTCAGGACATAAATCCTTCGCCTGTTCTTGCAAGCCTTAGAACCGTTTTCACCACTACCAAACTGGTTGTATGGGCATTTGGCACAGTTTCCTCCTGGGTTGCCCTCACCGAATATTCCGTCAAAGCTTCCGCAGTCCGGTGGCTGATTGCCTCCTGAATATTTGCTTTGATAGTATGCATGAAGTGGGTGATGATATAGAATTACAGCACTGAACTCTTTAACTGAATCCGGCTCGTTGGGATCATCTCCCGGAACCTCGAATACTGTTGAACCCGCACTTGGTATTTTAATTCTTTCAAAACCACCATCAAGGCCCTCAAGCTCCTCAGCCATTGCTCCGGTCATATTAAATTCTGCTAAATTTGCAAATCCTCTATTTGAAATTTCTAACTCAGTATTTTTATTCATAGTAAATCCTCCGATTATTGTTTTGTTATTCCAATTTATGTGAAAGCAATAGCTGCCTAATTTCCTTATTCAATGTTCTTCTGCTTAATATCTTGTCTTAAATCTTTGCAATCTGCTTACTTGTCATTTCTCTTTTTTCAACATTCCTATATTCGTTATTCCTAATTCTTCGTATCAAAAAAGACTATTTCGCCGTCTTCCTGACCCCGACCGAGGTCTTTTCAAAGACTTTAACCAGTCCCTCAAGCCAATCGGGTAATAAATCCTCATTTTCTGATGTCTGCTCCTTCACAAATGCTGAAAGAGAATTTGCATTTACGGTTTCATAAACCAGATCACCAAAGCCTTTTTCTTTAAGTACCTCATAAAGTTCTGTTTTCTTTTCAGAAAGTGCCGAAGCCCTTGTTGTGGTGGTAAGAAAAAACATTGTTCCGCTTCTTGTAAAATTTTGTGTTTCACTTTCTGCCATCAATTCTGACAGGGCATAATCGGTGTTATCAATTTCTGTATTAATGTCCTTTACTTGCCGCTCAGCTTGCTTTTTAGCTTCTTTAAGTTCTCTTAACCTGTCCGCCAATTTGAACATCTTATCTTCTATCGCTTTCACCTCCATAAACAAACGGGTTGTCTCCCCTTATGTATTCATCAACCAAAATTCTGGCCAGATCTGCCTTGCTTCTTAGTGCTTTTAGTACCTTTTCATCAACAGTTCCTCTGGCAACCAGATATATGTATGTACAGTTCTCTTTCTGCCCGACTCTGTGTATCCGGGCTTTTGTTTGCTCAAAGTTACTCATGGAGTAGTCCATTGAATAGAAAACCATGGTACTCGCCGCTGTAAGTGTTATTCCAAGTCCTGCCGTTGCTATCTGTCCTATGAAGACTTTAACCTCGGGGGTGTTCTGAAACTGTGAAACCTGAATTTCTCTATCCTTTACACCGCCCATTATGAGGGAATATTCAAGTTTCTTCTTTTGTAAAAGCTTTTCAATTGCTTTTATCTCTGCCACAAACCTTGCAATTACTACAATCTTTTTGTCTTGATTAATTGCCTCTTCAATAACGTCTGATAGTGCCTCCAGCTTTGCTGTGCTAACATTAGTTACGGTACTTCTGTCATTGCCGATAAATCCCCCTGTCAATTGGGATAACCGTAGCAGCCGTGTCAGGACATTTGTAACTGTTACTTCGCCCTTTGACAGTTCCGCATAGCTGTCTTTTACTAATGACCTATATATTTTTTCTGCAGATGCCTCAAGCTTAATATGCCGTACTATGTCTGTTGTCTCAGGCAAATCAAGACACTCTGCCTTTGTTATTCTGAAAGCAATTGAGTGGAGTCGGTCCATTAACTCCTGCTCCATTGATTTTTTAAGAACCGGGGTATGATTGCCATAACCCATCATGTCAAAATATCTGCTTCTAAAGGCATAAAAGCTCTCTCCGAAAATCCCAGGATTAATAAATTTGTATTGGCTGAAAATATCAATGGCTTTGTTTGTTATGACTGTTCCGGTAAGGAGCATTCTGTACCGAGCCTTTGCACCAAGTTTATGCAGTGCTTTTGACTGCCTGGTGCTGTGTGTTTTTATCTTGTGCCCTTCGTCTGCTATGATTATGTCTGCATCAAATTTTAATAGTCCTGTCTCCATCCGCCATGCAGATTCATAATTAATAATGACTATCTGAAGAGCCTCTCCTTTCATGTGTTCAAGCGCATCCTGTTTCTTATTCATTGTCCCTTCAAGAATGACAGCGTTATATGGGAATGCTGCGAATTTTTGAAGTTCTTCCTGCCACACGTTGACAATGGATAAAGGTACCACAATCAGTGCCCTTTTAATTTTCCTTGCCATGTACATTGCACCAAGTACTGCTATTGTTGTAAGGGTTTTTCCTGTGCGGAGTTAACCCATTTCCATTAGTAAGGAAACTCCTCTGCTTCTGGAAATGTTCATCGACACCACCTCCCATCCATTAGTGCATATTCCTTGTTGAATTCATCTTCTACAAGACCAAACATCACACATACAAAATTAAATGCATTTATCTGGTGTTGATAAGGTGTTGCCTTAATCGGCATTGGAAGAAGACAGTATCCGTTTTCATGTGTTTTTCTTTCATTGAGATCCAAGTCACTTCACCTCATTTTTTGTCACCCATAGGTGTCAGTCTTGGTAAAAAAATAGCTTGTCCATTGGTTCCTCGGGAAACGCCTTGATAATTCCACCAATTAGCTTGCTCCCTCCTTTACGTTCTCCATGTATAAACCTGCTTATTTCAGTTCTTGAAACGCCTGTCTTCCTTGCTAATTCAGCATCATGCCAACCCTTTTTCCTTGCAAGAGAAATAATATATTCCTTGTTAGGTCTCATACTTTTTCACCTCCTCTTAGGGAACATATGTTCGTTTCTTTAGCGTTACGTTTATTCTATCAGTTATGTAACCTAGCGTCAAGATACTATAAAAATTTTATTGTAATATTGCTTTTCGGTAACAACTTTTATATAATATATGAAGGTAGTGGAAACACTATATTTAATCAATACCTGCCAATACCTATAAAACATAGGTGTTAACGTACTTAGGGACAACTGGAGGTTATTATGACTGAGTTTGAAAAAACAGAACTCGGAAAATTTATTGAGATGATCCGGACTGAAAGGGATCTGTCACAAAGGCAGCTTGCAGAGTTAGCGGGAATCAGCAACACTGAAATCTGGAGGCTTGAAACCGGAGAAAGAAGACGTCCTTCCCCGGATGTTCTAAAGGCAATTGCCCCCCATCTCGGAGTCAGATATGAAGATCTGATGATTAAGGCCGGATACATGGAGGAAACCTGGAACATAAGCATTTTACCGAAATGATTTTCAGGGACGATATAGGCAACGTTGTTGATATAAGCAAAAGAGCAAAAGAGATGTACAAGCTAGACAGTGACTGGGCAAACATAGCCTACAGGATTTCAAAAGAGCTCCTCCCTGAGGATATCGCAGCAATAAAAGCCGTTGCCAATTCACTTCTAAACAAGAACAAAAAATAG